ACCGTAGTTGCGTGGACTGGTTTGTCTCAAGGCCAGTATAAAATGAGACAACAATTTTTAAGTGCCAACAGCGCACCACTCGCCATGGCTGCATAGCCTGGCCGTCACTCACTGACTTCCTGATAGGTGAACTGGCGCAGCATCGGGATAAGCAACGAGAATGTTGCACTCGTTGTCGAAAATTAAGATCGTCTGGCTGATAGGTAGCGATATTCGCAGGTTGGTTTCTGCCTCCATCGCCTGTCAGTGACGTAAAATCACATCTTAGATGTGTGGATAGAAACTACCCACGTAGACGCTGCGTTTGAACAGACCTTGGGACGGGGGCTTCGATGCCCCCCACTTCCACCAAAATCAACCCGCTTCGGCGGATACTGCTTGACAGAATTCAAGAACGGCTTCGTCACTGAAGTCGTTTCTTGCATAATTGTAGACCAATGCAACAAACCTGACGTTACCCTTGAGATACCCTTTTGAACAATCTATGCGGTCAATGCTTGCGTTTTTGGGGGAGGTTGATTTGAATCCCTCGGTGCAGCGCGGGAGGATTAGTCCCCACCCTGTAAACGGGCAGACCCCTTTTTGTGTATCCCATATCTCTTTGAGATATTCGGGTGTTAAATTTGTGTCTCCTTTCTTTTTGCGTCGGACTCGTGCTCTGGCATAATACCATCGGAATGGCGAGTATTCATCAGTAGTGCTACCTGGCGTGATGTTTTGCAGGTTTCGGGGATGAAGTGGCGATTTATTTCCCAATATAACTGAGCAACTTCGAGAACAACAGTGCTTTCTTCCTATCCTTTCAGATCGTTTCCACTCGGATTTTAACTTGTCAAACGATTTTTCACATTGATAACATTTGCATTGAACAGTTTTCATAATAATCCTCCACCTATACATTGTGGAGGTGGCGGGAAAAATCCTTGTCAAAATCTGATAATTCTGTCCGCCTACTTGACTTTCGCTGAGAATGCCGCTAAACTAAAGCATAGTCTTATGATGGCTCATGCAAACTTTTTGGAGAAGTCAGATGGGCAAAGAGATCAAAAAGTCAAAGAAGAAACTGGAGACCAGCATCAACGAGTATTTTGGTGGTGGGACCGGTGAAGTCAGTGTCACGTCGAAAACTGCAACCATCAACTTGACTCCAGACGAGGCTCAGGACGCAGGAATGGCGCTGGTTGCTGCTGCTCAATATTACCGACGCCAGAACAATGGCCGACCGACATCCACGCTGAAATCACATCTTGAGCCGATCAACACGGTGCAGTTGGTTTTCAAATCTGCAAGCATGACCGAAGCCAGGCAAAAGAGGATGTCGTGGTCTGTTTTGGGCAGACTCTTTCGTCGCAGGTCTTAAGTTTTGATGTATAATTGAATATGAAATTACCATACAAAATAAGTCCAAGTACTGAATCATGTATAGGGTGGGTCGGCGGCAAGTCCAAGATGCGGCACGCCCTATACATGGTTTTTCCTAAGCACTCTTGTTATGTCGAGGTCTTTGGTGGGTCATTCACTGTTTGGGCTGGTAAACCCAGTGTAAGCAGCAGAAGCTCCAAGGTCGAAATTATCAACGACATTAACGAAGACCTAATTCACCTCATGCGTGTTATTAGTGCGTGCCCACCTAATACCGAGGCAGATAGAGACAGGTTTATGGAACTTGTCTCTAGTGTCCCTCCTTCTCGCAAGATATTCCAAGACCTTCAAAAGAGGGATATTGCGGGAATGTCGCCGGGTGAGCAAGCATTCAGATACTTCTATTGTATCAAGTTAGGATTCAGTTCACAGTTGTCTGGTGGATTTGCCTGCTCTCCGTTTGGTGCGACTCGATACAATATGAAGGCTGATCTTAAAGGGTTGGTAAATCGATTCAAAAGACACAATGCAGTCATAGAGGGCATGGATTTTATGGCGTTGATTGATAAGTACAACAAGCCGAAATCCGGGTCATTCTTTTTCTGTGATCCTCCATACTTTGTTGCCAATGATACCAACTATTATGAGAGTGTTTTTAATGACAAAGACCACTTGCGGTTCAAGGAAGGCATTGATTCAATAGATAAGGTGGGCAATAAGTTCCTGATTACCTATGATGATGTTCCCGATGTAGTTGATCTTTACAAGGCGTACCAAATTTACCGGACCAGTCCAGTGACATACTCTGCTGCTGCGGAGCAAGAGACGAGGGACATAGCTAAGGCTGAGTTGTTTATATCCAACTATGATCTGGTTAAAGCAGCGCGAAACAATCATCGTGGTGGACGTGGAAAAACCATTTATGATAATAGTGTTGATGATGAGTCAATGGACGAACTGGTTTTTGTTGATAAGAATGACCAAGTTAAGTTCTCCCTGACTAGGGTTAATTAAATGCCTTCCTCGCTTGAAAAATGGGTAAACAAAGACAAGGTTGCTTTTGCAAAGCAAAAAGCTGAAATCCGCGACCGGCTTGCAGGCAACACAGGCATCTTAGATCACGTCGATGAAGCTGCCAAAGAAGACGTGTTCTACATGCTATGCTTCTGTCTTTTAGTTCCCCAGTCCAAGCAAATTCTAGCTGAAGCTGCCGAAAAACTTCTGCGAGAGGCAGACTTCTATCACACCTCAATGTCACAAGACGAACTTGCGGAGTTGCTAAAAGGCAAAGCTCGTTTCCAGAACACTAAGGCACGCCGACTTTTGACAGCACGCCAGGTTTTTCTGGAGACTGATTTCTGGCCGTCACTAAAAGCAAAGTACAAGACATACGCAGAGGCAAAAGATGATCGAGGAATACAAAGATCACTTGCCAACACTCGTGTATGGTTAGACTCAAAGATTGACGGTATGGGATTGAAGTTGGCAAGTCACTTCATGCGTAACATTGGTATGCGTGGATTGGCGATCCTTGATTCACATGTACGTAACGCCATGAAAGATCGATATGGCATTGGCAATCCTGGCGACATGCTTAAGAAAAGTGAATATTACACAATGGAAAGCAAGGTCAAAGAGTATGCTGAGAAAGTCGGCATCTCCTTAGATGAACTTGACTTACTCCTCTGTGGTCACAGAAAATAAGGTACAAACATGAAGTGTCACCCAGTTGAAGTTATTGATGCTTGTGCTGCCGAATCTGGTACGGGAAGCAAGAAGCGCAAACGTGGTCTCTTAGAAGATTGGTTTGATGATGCTCGTCCCCGTGAAGATCAAGAACTGTGGAAGGTTGTCCACTACGCCTTCAATCCGTGGTACAACTACTTTGTAACCACAGTGCCGGGATTGAATGAGATAGCATCAGATGCCCGCAAGCGTGCCAAGATGCGTAAGCGTGGCAAGATGATCTTTGAGACTGGACCCAAAACCTATGGGTTGTCGCAGCAGTTTGAGACGATGTTTGAACTGCTTGACAAACTGAAAGATCGTAAACTTCCTCCTAACTCATCTGAATCTCGTGCTGCTATCTTGAAATGGGCCACTCACTGCAATGGAAAGACCATTGATGTGTTTCGCCGTATCTTACGCAAAGACCTAAGATGGGGCATGCAAGAGTCTAGCATCAATGCGATCTATCCTGGCTGGGTGCCTGCATTCAAAGTGCAACTTGCTCAACCATTTGATGAATCCAAACTCAAATTCCCTTGCTACGTTGACCCTAAGTTTGATGGTGAGCGATGTCTTGCGTTTATCACCTACGATGGTGAAGAGGCAGATGTAACGTACTTTTCGCGCAATGGAAATCAGTTCTTCAACTATGGTTGCTTTGATGAAGATTTGATCAAATTGTTTAAGGGTGAGGGATGCATGGTTGTTGACTGCGAGGTTACCAACCGCAAGGGATTCCAGAGCTTGATGAAAGCACCCAAATACCTTGACCCTAACTTCGATACCACCAATCTGCATTTGGTAGTCTTTGACTTCATGCCTCAGACCAGTTTTGAATCTGGAGAGTATGATTTAACGCAAAGGCAGCGGTATAACCATCTGGGTGACTTGTTCGAAGGTGCATTTTCTCATAAGGTTGCTTTGGTAGATACTCGTTTGGCTAAGGATTGGCAAGAGGCTGAACAGATTTATGAGCATTTTGTTGCTCAGGGTTTAGAGGGCATTATACTCAAGCAACCCGATGGAGAGTATGAGTTCAAGCGATCCTTCACTTGGATGAAGCTCAAACCAAAGAAATCGGAAGATGTTCAGATTGTTGGCATGGAGTTGGGAGACGCCAACAAGAGATTTGCTGGCAAATGTGGCAGTCTGACGATTGAACGGGATGATCCTGAGCGTGGCCCTATTCGGGTTAACGTGGCATCAGGATTTACGGACCACATGCATAATAATATAGTTGAAGTTGATGACCAGATACTCTATACTAAGCCAGATGGTGAAGTGGTTAATTTGAAGGGTGAATTGGTAGAGGTAACCTTTGACTGCTTGACCGAAGACGGTTCGTATCGTTTCCCACGATTCAAGCGTCGTGGTGACGATTTGGTTCGAAAGGACAAGACGATTGTAGGAGTATAAGGTGCGTACTCTCAACATCCTCAGTATTGATCTGGATTGGTTCAATTACTGGTCTGATACAGGTAGCGTATCTGAAACTCGACAGGCGGTAAATAGGTTCTTTCGTCAAGTTATTGGGCATTGTTATCTGCCCACAAAAATAGCATGGATGGAAGAGCATCAATATCTGTATCCGTGGACTCTGCGTCTCCTACGATCTCATCAGGCAAAGCAAGTCAACGTTGTTAATGTAGATGAACATCACGACTTCTATCATATCCACTCTATGAAAAATTTCAAGAAGTCCTACGTTTCTTGTGCGGACTTCTTCGGGTTTATGGTATTCGACAAAATACTGGCACAGTACGAGTGGGTCAACAATGGAATGACCCACAACAACCGCTGTGGATGGCAAGATGTGGTCTACGAGTGCGAGGGCAATCCTCACGCCCATGTGTCATCTTGGGCGAATCGGCATTCTAAAAACATTCATGTTTGGGATCGCAAGAAAGTCATGAGTGCTATTGAGGGGCGTATTTTTAATGGGGTTGCCATTGTTGAATCACCCCACTATACTAGGAAGCTGGCTACCATTCGTAATGCTGCTAAGAAGATTCTCCAAGAGAATGGATTTGAGGTTAAAAATCACTCATGCAGGACCGACTTCCTATATTCCAAGCGCAAAAAGGTGGATATGCGCCCCATTTTCAGGACAGCCACGATGGCATAGTTTGTGATGTATGCCCTCATAACTGCTCGATGGGTGATGGGGAGGCTGGGCGCTGTTTTGTACGTCTAAATCAATCAGGACGCATCGTAAACCCCTCTGCTGGTCGATGCTCCATCCTTGCGGTGGAGCCGATAGAAAAGCGGCCCCTATTCCACTTCCTGCCCGGCTGTAAGTTCTTATCGGTTGGATTCTACGGTTGCTCGCTCAGTTGTGATTTCTGCCAAAACTTCTCAGTTTCACAAGAGTCTGAAGGGAAGTTTTCATACCAATCCCCTGATGATTTGGTTCAGTTGTCTGCCGACAAACAGACATCGGGGATAGCATTTACCTACAATGAACCCACGATCTATTGTGAATATGTCGCAGAGGTTGCTAAGAAATCCAGAGTGGTGGTCAAAACCAGTGGATTTGTCAATCCCCACGTACTTGATGAAATGTCTGATGTAGAGGCGTGGAATGTTGACATAAAGGGTGATGAGGAAGAGTATCGCCGTGTTTGTGGTGGGGCATTAGACCCAGTCATGAAGGCAGTGGAAATCCTATCGAATTCGGACACCCATTTAGAAATCAGCTACCTTGTTTTGCCCCGGTTGGTGGACGATATGAAGTACCATCGACGGATGCGAGACTGGATTGCCGGTCTGTCTATCTCGATTCCAGTTCACCTTTTATACTGCTATCCTGTTCATCGCATGAATGAGCATTACGACCGGGATCAATTATTGCCCATCTATGAATTATTTCGAGAGAAAATGGATTTCGTGTATATTTCTAACGTATATGGGTCATTTCAGCGCAGAAATACCAGTTGTGCGGATTGTGGCGCTCTGATGATCGAACGATCTCCAAAAGCAGTAGTAAGCAGTACTTGCTGCTGTGGGTCGAAATTAAAAGGAGTGTGGGCCTGATTCGGCGTATAATGCAATGTACGAAGGAGGAAGGTTCAATGCCTATACAACTAAATCAACAATTCTTAGATTGGCTGAGTGCCACCCCGCTCATGCTTGCCAAGTACCTTGAAATTGCCCAAGAGTGGTATGAGATTCAAGGTGAAGTTCCAGATATCCCTGCTACCGAAGGTGGTCCGAGGGAGTTCGAGATTGGCGGCCATGTTGGAGTCGAGGTTGAGGGTATCTCACACGAAGACATAGACGCAATTAAGCAAGGGTATGCTGAAGCGCAAGTGAAGGAAAAAGCGATTGCCTTTATTAAGGGCTTTATCTCAGCCGTATCTTTGTTAGCGTAAGGAGTGGAATAATGAAACGAATGAAGTTTGTTTTGATGCTAGTACCCGTTATGTTGCTTGTGGGATGTTCTGGTTCACAGCCATGGGCTGCGAAGTCAATGGAATTTGGACTCAATCATCAACATGCCGTTTATGTGAATGTGGCCGACAAGTTGGCGCAAACAGTTTTGAACTATGGAGCAGAGAAAGCTGTTGAGGCAGCGAGCGCTGGTGACACTGTTGCGGCACAGACTGCTATCAAGTATGTGTTTGATGAAATGAACGAGCTTGGATATCTCAATATTCAATGGGAGCGTGGCAGAGCATTGCTGAGGACTCCTCAAGAGTTTATTTGGAGTAGAAAGAGTATCTTTGATATTCTGTGGAGCGACTGGAAAACTGCTGAAAAGCGGGTTGGAGATCGCACTCTTTTAGACCTTAAGCTGAATAAGGCAACCAAAAAATAATCTAATCGGCACATGGTTAGTAAGGGTGCATTAGTGGTAGATCATCTATCGATTTTGTGCCCTATTTTTATGCACAGACAGTGTATAATCTGATATGAATGATTTTGTACTCTCAGAGTCGCTGTGTATCTCGGATGACCACCTGACTAACGTTTGTAAGTACAGGCAGGATGGTTGCTGTAAATTTATTGTTTATTTCGATCATGGACAAGGGTTTTACTGCGTTAAAAACGTACTTGATCTCCGACAGCATGTTGATTCAATGAGCCACCAGATGACAGCAAAAGGCGATAATTGCGAAGGATTACAAGATGAGAAGAGGTCGGAATCTCAGGGAATACAGGAGCAATCACCTGCGTAAGAAGATACTAACTCTTGCAGAACGACGGAAGCAAGCTCAAGATAGACTTGTCAACCGGAAGAAATCAAAAGTTATTATTCATGGTCCTCCTACTGAGGATCAAAAGCAAACAGCAGCCGAACATCGTCGTGCCCAATCCAGCGCTGAGGCTCGGGGTCGTGAAATTCAGAATCCATCCGACAAGCAATCTGTCGGTGCTCATCGCCGTGCTCAGTCTTCAGCGAATGCTCGTGATCGAGACCGACAACATCGTGAACGAGATTCAAAAATAGACTGGTCTGCCATTCCGTCAGCCAAACCATTTGACTTAAAGTTTATTCCGTATGATGAATACTCCTATTCTGCTTCTAAACCCGTGCATGTTTGTCATGTGATTGAAAGTTTAGGGCTGGGTGGGGCGCAGACCATGATGCTGGAGTTGGTCAATGGTCTTAACAATTACTTTGGTGAGCATGTAGTTAATCATGTGGTCTTTATACACCCCAAAGCCAAATTGATGAATAAGAAGATGTACACCTCTTACGGCGTCAAGCCGGTCACTTTGCATCCTGGCGATCTCAAGCCGTACATAAAACAGCATAACGTGGACATCGTTTTTCAACACCGTATAGCAGTGTCTAGATGTCTGAAAAAATACATACCCAAAGGCGTGAAATATCTGCTGCTGAATCACACTTGGAATAGTTTAACCAAAATGGGTGCGTTTATTGACTGTGATTTATTCGTGTCAGTATGTGATTTTCTGCATAATCGAACCAAATACAACAAGCACATCCATAAAAGCAGGCAACTGGTAGTACTCAACGGCGTGGAAAACGACTACATTGCCAAGATAAAGCCAGCGAAGATAGAGGGAGATTTCATTACAGGCAGATGTCACCGTTTGATATCATCTAAGTTTCGCATTGACTCTCTGACTTGGATGAATCGGAAGGTGTTAAAAGTAGTGCCAGGATTCAGGCATGTTTTGATTGGCACTCACAAGGATGCCAAGTCGTTTAGTAATAAGTTTGACTGGTTTACATACGAAGGGACAATTCAAGATCGCATAAAGAAGATGTCCATTCTCAAATCTTTTGACGCATACTTCTATGAGACATTTTCAGACGAAGGAGCGTCAATAGCTGTCTTGGAATCGTTGGCTTGTGGAGTCCCAGTCCTAACTAAGAGCTTAGGTGGTACTGGTGAGATAATCACTAACGGCGTCAACGGGTTTATCTGTAAAGATCGTCAGTTGTTTGAGTTTAGGATTAAACAACTTGCTGGCAATAAAGAAATGATGGAAAAGGTCAGGAAGTCTACCATTGAAGATTTCAATGCTCGTCTGCATGTCAAACACACAGCTTGTAAATATGTACAAATTTTTGAAGCCCTTATGAAATAGTGGAATAGAATGTTTTCGATACTAACAGCGTGTCACAACGATAAGCCATTTTTGCCAGATGCAGTGAAGAGTGTGTTATCGCAAGATAGTAAAGACTGGGAGTGGGTCATAGTAGATGACTGTAGTACTGATGGCTCTTATGAGCACTTGCAAAAAATCAAAGATAGCAGGGTACGGCTTTTTAGAAATGAAGAACAGTTGTATTGTTCCTCGACATATGCCAGAGCCCTGAATGAATCTCAGGGAGACATATGTGGAGTGTTGGATGCTGATGATGCCTTGGCTGTTGATGCAGTCAAGACAATTATGAAGCGATACAAGAAAAACTATGGAATATCATACATATACACTCAACATAGTTGGTGTGATAACAAGCTGAAGAGGAAGCGTAAAGGTTTATCCTCCCTTCCCAAGAGAGGGATGTCTTTTGCTGAATGCGCCATCAAGAGAAAGCATTGTTTCTCGCATTGGCGTACTTTCAGGCGTTCTATCATCAAGGACGTAGATAGTTTTTTCCCTCCCGGTCTTAGGTATGCCGTTGACAAACATATGGGCTTTGCGTTGGAAGAGTTGGGAGTGGGAGCATTTTTCCCCAGAGAGTTGTATCTTTATCGTTACTATAGAGGGAATATGTCACTCACCCATGCTGGGCAACAACGAGACAACTGGAATAAGATGTCTAGGACCATGTTGAACCGCAGAGAGAAATCAGGTGTTAAATCCTATTCAGTTGTGGAGATTAAATAATGAAGTCTGTCAATGTTACGGAATATCTAAACAAGTTGGGATGTGATTTCAACTCAATCCGAGATGAAATTATACGAATAGGTGATTTAACTGCCATCAGGAAGACTCCCGGTGGAGGCACGTACAGGCGAAACTATGAGCGCGGATTCCTGATGGTGGCACTGGCCAGGTATTTCGGATTTAAGTCGTTTCTAGAATTCGGGACTGGCAGAGGTTTTGTATGCGCCTGTTTATTGCAATTGACGGATGTAGATCGTGTTATAACTATTGACAAGAAGTCTATACCAGAGGCTCGTGGTTTGTTGCGGGAATTAGGCATAGATGACTCTCATGTTGAATATCATCAAACAGAGGCTAATAGTTTGTCGCCTGGTGACATTAAGGGTGATATTGACCTAGTTTTCATCGACGCCCAACATGATGGAAAATCAGTCAAATTGAATTACAACTATGCAAAGTCTATTATGAGTGATAAGTCAGCAGTAGTGTTTGATGATTATAGAAACAAATTCCCATCCGTCAAGAAACAAATAGACGCCATACCATTTGTTCACAAAAACCTAGTACATACCGATGGTTGGATTGTCGAAAACACCTACATTCATAAATCAAAAGATGCTAACAAGATTGTGGATGGGAAAGAGCATGGTTCTGGTATGGTCGTGTGCTCAAATGAGGTTAAGGTATGCGTGTAGCATTAAACAGGAATGTCAATAGCAAAAATACAGGTCCATTGTTATTTACAAAGAGACTGTTTCAATGCCTGGCTGACTATGGAGTAAAAGTAGTACCTGCTTCAGCGAATCCTCACATATATTTTGGACTCATCTCTTATGATGCTGGGAGGGTGCCTAAAAAATCGAAAGTAGTCTTACGTGTAGATGGCATATATTGGAACAGCCTTGACAAAAACATAAAGTGGAATAAGGGGATAATTAACTCAATCAACCGAGCAGACGGAGTGGTTTATCAGAGTGAGTTCTGTAAGAAGTGTTGCGAAGTGCGTCGTGGTTTTGCTAAGAAGGATGTGGTAATACTGAATGGAGTAGATCAAGGATGGATTGGTCGAATATCTCCAGCTAAGTTATCGCATGGTCCTGGCATAGTTTCTTGTGCAAAATGGAGACCAACGAAACGTCCATCATCGGTTTGTAGGGGATTTTTGGAAAGTGGAGTGGATCAACACTTGTATATGGTGGGCGAGCCACCACCGAAACCGGTCAAGCATGACAAGATATCGTGGTTGGGTGATTTGCCTCCCAAGAAAGTAGTGGCAACCATGAAGGCATGTACTCATGCCATTCATCTAGCTAAGTTTGATCCATGCCCCAATACTGTTGTGGAGGAGGTTTCAGTTGGTTTGCCCGTGTTGCATACAGCAAATGGTGGCACGCCAGAGATTGTAAAAGATTCAGGTGTGTGTGCGGAGTTTGATAGGTCGTGGAATTTTCAAGCTATGAAGGAAGACATCGATAGTTTGTCTCCGTCAAGTGTCGCTCCATATGTTGTTGACCTAGTAAGTCGAGCACCCATTGATCCTCGACCAGATTTAGACATTAAGGTAGCAGCGCAACAGTATTACAAATTCTTTGAAGAGGTGTTGAATTGAAATTCTCTATATTAACAGCGTGCTACAATAAAGAAAGATGGATCGCAGAAACTTGCAACAGTGTTTTGGCTCAAACCCATGATGACTGGGAATGGATTGTGGTCGATGACAAAAGTTCGGATGGTTCGTTGGTAGCACTGCGAAATGCATCAACTGATCCAAGAATCAAAAGAATTATGAGCAGACAGCAACGATATTGCTCTGGAGCCTACGCGGAATGTTGTAAGCATGCTACAGGTAAGATTTGTGGAATTCTGGATGCCGATGACCTGTTGAAGCCTACAGCAGTTGAAGAGATGATTAACCTATACAAAAAGAACAAAGATTTGGGGTACATATATTCTCAGCATGGGATTTACAACTCAAAGATGAAAAGGATGAGAAATGGTGTCTCCAGGCTTCCCAATGAAGGAGTGAGTTTCGCGGATATGGCAGTCGAGAGGGCTCATTGTTTTTCACACTGGAGAACGTTTCGCCGTTCGTTGTCGTCTAAGTGCGCTATTTTCCCTCCCAAGTTAAAAAGCTGTGTTGACAAATACATGGGATTTATTCTGGAAGAGAATGCCAAAGGAGGATTCTATAACAAGGAGTTGTACAAATACAGATGGTATGGTGGTGGAAACATCTCCAGTGAAGTAAACAATAGGTATCATCAAATTAGGAAGGATACCCAAAAGGACAGATGGTTTAAGATGGCAAACAACTTTAGATTGCGTCGTTCGTCTGGTAATATTATCACACATCCAGTACGTGAGGTAGAGTTGTGAATGTTCACGATCTAATATCAGAATCAAACAGCATGGGATTCGATAGAAACGGACACCTTGGGTATCTGATATTTGAATCTCTGGATGGTCTTACTGATGATGAATACAGTGTATTGTCAGATCATCTTGCTCCTAAATTTGCAGACAATCAATCTGTATCTAACTTCGTCAAGTATAAGCAGCACTTACGGTTTTGTACACAATCGCTCCTTGATGAAAATTGGGGAGCGATTTTTATTGGCAGGAAAAGCATGTTGTTCTTCCGTATAGGACGGTGCATAATAGACCAACCGAACTACTTTTCAGAAACTTCGTTCATAAGGAAGATGTTTGGACTGACAGAGAGGAATGGCACATTGCTGACTGTGACGCATCCTAGTCGCACAGAAGGATGTGCTCAAAATGCAAGTGTATGTTCTGACTGGGAGAGATCGTTTCGTTTTGCGAGATGCCTAGAAGAATCATTCTTGTCGTGTGATAGAAAGTTTGGACTCATACTGTTGTACGAGGGTCTTGGTCATCGGTATGGTGACTTGGCAGTTGTTGGTGTTGATAGAGATTTGAATCTAACCAATATGTATGACAGCTACATGAAGTCTAATGAGATTGCCACAGAAATTAAGTGCCCCAAGCAAATGTTTGTATTGTGGTTTTGGATGGGATGTTATTACTACAAGGTAGGTATGAAGGACGAATCATCTAAATGTCTGAAAAAGTTTCATGATGGGTTTGATAAATACGCCGATGTTGCAAGGGTGTTTTATGGAGACAAACTGAAAATTAGCTTGCAGGTATTGAAGAAATGCATGAAGGGGTATCCGTCTTACCGCAAAACCAGACTTGCCACTTGCCACTTTGTCTAACGTCAAGATGAAGAAGATATTTAAGGAGATGAAGTGATGTTTTTCGATGACTACTTTCCCAACTGGAAGATATACAGAGATGATCTAGATGATGTTGTTAAAACAGTAACCGATGCAAAGTTTGTACTTGTTATTGGCAACGGTGGTAGTGAAACTATAGCATCTCATGTGGCAATCGACTTTGCTTTGGCGGGTCTGCAATGTTCGTCACTATCTACTCCGTCTGTTATCACTGCTCTTGCTAATGACTTTGGATATGGTCATGTATACTCTAAGCAGATAGAATCGTATCGTGATCCAGGCTGCCTGATAGCAGTTAGTAGCAGTGGAAACTCTGACAACATCGTTAACGCTGTCAATACTGCCGAGAAGAAGGGTTTCTCCGTAGTTACATTTTCTGGATTTCAGCCTGACAACCGCATTGCACAAGCAGGTGATATCAACATTCATATTCCTAGTGACGATTATGGAGTGGTAGAAGTTGGTCATATGGTTCTATTGCATTACGTAATTAATCAACTGAGAGGATTTGAGTAATGGCTAAATGGAACAAGGATAAGAACAGGATAATATACGGTAGTTATGATGATTTTGTGAGCATCCAACGGGCACGCATGAAAAAGTCAGCCCCATTTAACCCAAAATCAGAGAAGCACATCATTCATGATTTGAAGCGCCTCTACACGCACATTAATCCTGAAGCAAAGATTTTAGATGCAGGGTGCAGAGATGGTTGGGCTATGGGTCGCATGAATCACGATGGATTCAAGAATGTGGTTGGCATAGATGTTGTTAAGGAAAATATAGACATCTGCCAGAATCTAGGATATCAAGCTAGCGTTCAGGACTGTGAGAAGACAGAGTTTGATGACAATGAGTTTGACGCAGTATTTTGTAGGCATACACTGGAGCATGTTATTCATCCAGAAAAAGCAATGGCAGAATTCTCGCGAATTACCAAATCTGGAGGAATTGTATATGTGGTTGTTCCCATTGAAAGAAGCATGCGTAAAAGGGAAGTCCGATATGGGCATTCGTATGTTTTTGAGGATTCCAAGCAGTTTGAAGGGCTAACCCCAGATCAGCTTGTGGTGAAGGATGCGGTGATTGAAGAGAAGACTTTATCGGGGATAGCATCCACTTTCGTGTTGGAGAAAGTATGAGGGTATTGTTCCTAATAACTGATCTGTATGACTTAAACAACAGCCGAGTCTTGGTGGAGTATTTGAGCAGCAGGGCATCGGTGGTCGTGTATTTCTTGACAACTCCTTTGAAGCCATACAGAAAAGTATTTCATACTCATCGTAAGAAGTTGATCTCTAAAGTAGAGATGACTGACAAGGTGGAGAAAATAGTCGGCAGTGACAAATCTTTTGATGAGTATATGAGTAAGAACACATTCGACCATGCAGTTTTGAATTGCTCGTATTTCTATCAGTTTAGTAAGCGGGTTATGTCTAATCGCAAAAGGATGGGCAAACTCAACTTGCTGTCATGGGGATTTGATGGCACTGGACCCGAAAATAAAGCCGCGTACTCCCACAATGTTTTTGCTGAAGGCCCACTATTTTTTGGTCGAGACAAGTCAATCATCCGGCAGTTTGGGAAGAATATATCCTACGCTCATCCTTACTATGATGTGTTTTCTCAATATAGTAAGAAAGAGTGTCAGGAGAAACTAGGGATTAATACTGAGAAGAAGGTGGTATTGTTGGTGGAGACGGGCAATATAGCTCACATCGAGAAAAAGTGGAAGCGTCTGTACTTGGAGGTTCTGAGCAAGATAGATCGGGATAAAAACTTCGTAGTTTTCAAGGCTAGATCAAAGACAGTACATAACCCGTGTGAAGATTTCATGCGTGATGCATCCGATCTTTACATAGAGAATGAATGGATATATCCACCATGCAGTGCAACTTCTGCTATAGCATCGGACTACATTGTGCTGCCGTGTGAGTCAAAGTTTATCCTAGAGGGAATGAGTGCTAACAGACCTATTGTGATGTACAGCAAAGATAAGTACAAAGGAAGGTCGTCAACAAGGTTGTTTGATATGGTATACCCACACATTGCCTGCGAAAATATTACCCTTGTCAACGACCATACCAAGCCTATGTCTCTCAAGGCAAATAGACAAAACTTACGGAAGATTGTCAAAATGCAGGGCGATAGCAACTGCGAATTTATTTGGAGAAGGATGAATGGACAGAAGTAAGTTAGGAACCAAACCGAAATCAACTAAGAAGAAAACAGCACCGTTTAAGTATGACGTGGCTGTTATACTATGTGTTCATCAAAATTACAGCCTTACTCCTGTAATGTATAAGAAGTGTATAAAGAATCTACGTAACCAAACTTGCAAGTCATTTTGCGTGGTTGCTGTTGATGACATAAACAACGATCTAACTCTGCCTCTTTTAGAAAAAGCTAAAATACCCAATATTAAGTTGCTCAAGAATCCTTCAAATATAGGTTTCACACAATCCTTGATGCGAGGCATAGACTATGCTCGTCACAAAATTGGGTGCAAGTACATAGCCATACATGATGCAGATGATTATTCCAGAATCGATAGGTTAGAGATTCAGTCAAAATTCTTGGATGACAATCCTAATGTTTCAATCGTTGGCTCTTATGCCTATGTGGGAGACAAGAAGGATCAAAATCATACTTTGCGTACAGTATTGCTATCTCATGATGACATTTTAGAGTCCATTCTTGACCGTAATCCGTTGATGCATGGCACAGTCATGGTCAGGAGTGATATATTTGACATAGCCAACTATAACCCATTGCATAAATTTGCTCAAGACTATGGGTTGTGGACAAACTGCGCCTTGAAGGGTTTGCGGTTTGCTAACATTCCTCTGCCCCTAGTAACCAGATGCCTACACAGGCAATCTGCGACAGGGCATGTACGACATCGCAGGGTACAAAAGGCTACATATCGTAAAATACGTGAGTGGTATCGAGGCATGACCCAATGATCGGTTTCCTTATATTGAATGTTAATGATCTAAAGAACTCTTTGTCTTTGATACGAAGGCTTCCATCGGATAAAGTTCATCTTCTGTTGAATAGCAAAAAAATACGAGACAACTGGCAAACTCTGGATGAGATAAATGGACTGGATAGCCTGGGGTGCAAGACCACAATGTTTAGTAATGTTAGGGACTTGAAGAAGGTAAAGCTTAGTCACTGCTTCATGGGGGCATGTTACCCCTATATACTGTCTAGGGATTTCAACATGAGAAACCTAAAGCAGCTTGGTCATAAGTATGGGTTAAGTTGGGGTTGGGACACATTCAAGAAATCATCAGCCCGCAAGCTTTCTGTATTCGATAAAGTCATATTGGAAAGCCCTTCTTTTGCAACTATCAGATCAGAGGAATGTAAGTACGATAAGTTTATCTACGGTCATCCGTACTATGATTTTCGATACACATCCTCTCCCGATGATGTGTATGACAAGTATGGAATACCCAGAGACAGAAAGATTGCCTTAGTCCTTCACACATTCTCTATGCGTCTTACCCCCAAGCGTATTTCTCAATACTTAAAGGGCATATGCGGAAAGTTGAAAGACAAGGGATACTATGTTATATACAAGCACAAAAGTACCATGCCGCATATATCAGATCATCATAGCGACATGTATGTCGAGGAGGACCACATAGACAACCTGTTATCAACTGTTGAGATAGGTAAGGTATGTGACATATTTGTTATACCATGTGCATCCAGGGTTCTAGTGGAGGGTGTTCTGTCTCGCAAGCCTGTATTTCTAGGAAACTATGGCATGCATAAGTCTAAAGCCCAGCATGGAATATTCAAAACCTTTGCTGATGGACTGACGTTGAATTCTTTTGATGATTTTGACAAGCCGTTTGTTGACTTGGATCAGTATGATAAATGGATAGATAAGTGGATTGTAATGAATCCTGAAGGTAATAGTGATTTTGTGATTAAATCTTTATGCATATGAGGAAATAATGCCGAAGCTAATAATGATAAACCAGTCTGCATCCCGATTAAAGTCTATGGTGGGATACAATTGCAAAACCAAGAAGGTGGTGAAGCTACCTTTCATTAGTGTAAGAAAACCACCCCAGACACCTCTGGACCAACCTCACTTTTGTTTTGTATCTAACCCACTGCTTGTGAATTCAACTAATGTCGATCCATTCATGTGGATGCATTGCTATCGCAATCCAGGACGAATAGAGCATTCGGCTCCAAAGTACATGTGCCCAGAGTCCAACTTCATTGATCCAATTCATGTCCCAGTGTGTGACTCTGGTGGTACGATGTATGACTATTTCTATTTCACCATAATGGGAGCCAAAGGAGTTAAGTATAAGGGGTTGAAGGTGTTTGAATCTTACCTACCCGTTTTGTCGTCACTGGGTTTGAAGGGATTGATGGTGGCATACAATATTTCCAATTCCAGACGAGTGCCTAACCTGTCTCTTTACAGATCGCATGGAGTATCTGTCAAATGTGGAAGGCAAGATCGCCGCGTAGCAGCATCACTAATGGCGTCATGTAAATTCGGGTTATTTCCCAATGAGAAAGATTGCAGTCCGAGGATGATTCCAGAATGCTTCTTGCAGAATCGTCCTGCTCTAGTCAACCGTAATATACTTGGTGGGTGGCATTATTTTGAGAACAAAGGCTTTGGAGCAATGTTTAAGAATACAACATCGCTGCTGGAAGGCATTAAGCATGTCCTGTCTTTGCCGCAGAATCAGCGTAGTATATGGATGGAGACATATGGATTCAACACATATACCAGAAAGCTAGCAGACCTATTGCGACAACATCATCCATGCCCAGAGATGGACTCTTCAACGCATGCTTACTTTTCAGACTTTAAGAAAGTATTCAGAAGAGCACCGGAGATATTTACATGCGAGTAGTATTTGGTCCGTGGATAGGCGAATTAGGGTGGGAGTTAACATCATGGCAGGGATGGGTGAGGCATGTATGCGAGCACGAGTATGCCGAGTATGATCGAGTTGTCATAAGTTCTCCCGGTCATGATGTATTGTATGGTGGGATGGAATGTGAGTTTGTCCCATTGCCCAAATGGTTTGTTGACCTGCCATATTCACCGAGGGCATATGCTACCGACTTCTGGACTAAAGGTAGGCCGAAGATCAAAAGAGCAGTGTACTCAGGGCCTATTATGAAGAAGAATTGCAAAAGACTTCTTCTTGAGTTTAAGAATAGATTCCCTGAATCAAAGTTTGTTGTCCCTTGGGAAAAGTTTGATTACAAGGATATGTATTTAGGTGGTATTACTCAGGTTGATGCAAAACGAGGCGCAATATACGTTCCCCCTCTCATACCCAAAAAATACCAATCACTTGTTATAACCAAGCCTTCTCCACAGAATGTCAAATATTTGAAGGAAGAGATGACTGCACAAGGATTTACAGGAGACGAGAGACTGATTCTTGTATTTCCGAGGAATAGAGTTAAGAACGCAGATAAAAATTGGGATGAAAAGTATTGTCGCAGGGTTATTGGGTCTCTCCAAAACAACTTCCCAAAGCAAACAGTTGCGCTGGTAGGTTCTGTGAAAGGAGCGCTGTTTGGAGACAGTGCTGTCCCAGAAGGTTGCTTGGATTTAATACATCTTCAAAAATCCGACCACATGCTGGGCATTCACGTTGCAGCGATGGATCAGGCAAAATGCGGAGTTGGTCCAGCATCAGGTATTATTCATACAGCAATGTATGCAGGGTTGCCATGCGTATGCAACATAGACAAAAGGACGCACAAGAAATACCCAGATAGGTTTACCGTGGATGAGAATCCATTCAACGTACAAGTCAAAATGTTGGTTGATACTGTCCCAATCAAAAGGATTATTAAGTCCATAGGAGCATTGTCGTGAAAACAGTAGTATTCGGCCCGTGGGTTGGCGAACTTGGATGGGAGTTAACTTCGTGGCAAGGATGGATCAGGTATGTATGCGAGCATGAGTATAAAGGATATGATCGAGTCATATCCACATTCCCCGGCAGGGAGTGCTTGTACGGTGATTTGGAAGCCACATTTCTGCCTCATCCCCAATGGTTTTGTGATCTTGACTATTCATCTAGGGCTTATGCTACCGACTACTGGTGGAAGGATGCGCCACATGTAAGGTCCAAGACCTTCACTCATATGAAGGGGTGTAAAAAGCCGTGCTATAGACTATTGAAAGAGATAGAAGATCAATATAGTGATGCAGTCATTGTGACACCTTGGAAACAGATACCGTACAGAGATGCAGTTATCGGTGGTGTGACAAATTCCAAAAAGAATAAGCATCCGGTATGGAATCCCATCCTGATTCCGTGGAAATATCAGAAACTTGAAGTTCTACAATCATCTAGGAAAGACCTGTTGCTTGAAGAAATGCAATCCCAGAATATACCCAGCGACAAGCCGCTTCTGGTGTGTTTCCCTAGAGACAGAGCTAGGGGGTCGCAGCGTAACTGGCCGGTTGAATATTACCGTGATATTGCTGACCATTTCAGTGATCGCTTTACCACATGTTATGTAGGATCGCCGGGTGGGGCGTATTTTTCTGATTCTCACGAGGCAGGGGTGTTGAATCTGGTAAACATACAGACAAATCCATCTGAGAGGCTGAATATGCATGTGGCTGCTATGAATTCTGCCGTGGCAGCATGTGGGCCGGTTTCAGGGGCTATTCATGTCGCCATGTGGGCTGGTTTGCCCTGTTTTACCAACGGATTAAAGACAAAGGATGGTCCGTTCTTTTCTAATGATGCCAATCCATTTGGCACAAAGATTATCTATCATCAGGGCGTTCCTACGTATAATGAGGTGTTGGATAATCTGTCAAAGCTAACGAAAGGTGTGAAATGAAAAACGTGAAAAGCATTGTGACAGGCGGCGCAGGGTTTATCGGATCACATTTGACTGAGAGGCTGCTAAAAGATGGTGGTGTCCTAATAATAGATGATCTGTCATGTGGCAAGAAAGAGAATGTGTATAGCGATATTCTGGAGAAGGATATTGCAATGTTGGGCGTGGAAGACTTGTCCGATTATGACCTGAGTTCTGTGGAATATATCTTCCACTTGGCAGCTAAGTCAGATATTGTGCCATCAGTCGAAAAACCAACTGTATATTTTTCATCTAACATGGATGGCACCGTGCAGGTGCTTGAGTTGGCTAGGCAGTGCCCAAATCTGAAAAAGTTTGTGTATACTGCTTCAAGCAGTTGTTATGGCATGGCAACAGAAATTCCAACAACCGAAGGTGCTTCGATTGATACGAGGTATCCATATTCACTCAGCAAGTATCTGGGTGAATTAATCAGTTTTCATTACCGTGATGTCTATGATATTCCCGTGATTAGTCTAAGGCTTTTCAATGTTTATGGACCCAGAGTTAGAAGCAGCTCCACGTATGGTGCTGTCTTTGCAACGTGGCTGTCACAGGTATGTCATGACCTTCCATTAACAGTGGTGGGTGATGGAAAGCAGAAACGTGATTTCACGTTTGTTAGTGATGTAGTGGAAGCATTTATTGCAGCATCACAGTCGTCATACGACAAGCATGTAAACATAGGCAGGGGTCAACCGGCATCTATTGAGTATATAGCTGACAGAATTTCCCCCGACAGGGTCTATATCCCCAGTCGAGCAGGAGAGCCAGAAGTCACTCATGCAGATGTGTCTCTAGCTGGTCGTGAGATTGATTGGTCTCCGGTAGTTGATATTGTCGAAGGTGTAGAGGTTATGCTCAAACATAAAGATGACTACAAAAATGCACCGGAATGGACTGCTGAAAATGTGGTGAAGGCAACAGAGTCATGGCATAGGTACATAAAATGATTATTCAGTTATCGAACATAAATGAAATACCGAGAAGCAGAATAGTAGGGTTGTCGCATGGATGCTTCGACGTGTTGCATGCAGGCCACATCAGTCATTTTATGTTATGCAAGCAGCATTGTGATATTCTAGTGGTATCTGTTACTCCCGACATGTATGTTAATAAAGGACCGGGAAGGCCAGTACATTCTCAAGAAGAGCGTGCTCATATGATCGATGCATTGAAATGCGTAGATTATGTGATATGCGATGATGTAGGAGAGACAGGGCTTACAGTAATAGAATCCCTCCATCCCAATTTATATTTCAAGGGATCAGAGTACGAAAATAGTGATGATGATTTGACAGGCAACATAGTAAGAGAGGTTGATGCCGTCAAGTCTGGTGGTGGTGATACATGCTTCTTATCAGGAGATATATTCTCATCCACGTCTATCATACGAAGTCTTAAAAAAAGTAACTCATATGATTTTGACATGACACCAGCAAGGGCTAAAGACATCCTAAGTGAAGTGGGCAATTTGAAAATTGCTGTAGTGGGAGAGACCATCATAGACGAGTTTATTATGGTGGAAACTCTTGGAGTTGCTAACAAATATCCAGTACTGTCTACTAATCGAGTGGAGTCACGGACGGATATGGGTGGTACTGCATCCATATTCAGACAACTTCAGAACTTCTGCAACAATGTAACGCTATTCTCATCCAATAACTTCCTGTCTAACGATGTAACCAAGATAAGGTACGTCGATTTCCATAAGGGAAACAAGCTGTTTGAAATCAATGAGGGACTAGACGTTTCCTCTGATGCCAGTAAGTTAGATTTGGAAGGATATGATTTGATCCTTCTGTGTGATTTTGGGCATGGGGCGTTTACTCAAGAAGTTATAGATTACATATCAGGTATCCACGGATCGTTTATATCAGTTATGTGTCAGTGCAACTCTGCAAACCAATACAACTTCCTCCATAAGTACTCCGAAGTTGATCTGAGTTTGTCTGTTATCAACAAGAAGGAACTGGTATCTAACTCTCAGATTCATGATCTAGACAAAGCATGCTCCAAGTTATCAGATTTGTTGCAATGTGATATTTGCGCTACTCTAAGTCAGCAGGGAGCAATGATGTATTCGGGAGGTAAGAGTGTAACCGTTCCAGTGATATCGTCATCCATTGTAGACACGATAGGCTGTGGTGATACTTTCTTTCTTACCGCATCAGCAGCAAAGAGTGTTGGGTGCTCAGACAAAGAAAGTCTTGTGATGGGCAATGCGATAAGTTATCTGTATGCTCAGATAGATGGAAACTCTCGTTCGGTTAGTCCTAACGATATATACCGATTCTTGAAAGGCATGTAATGAAAATTGCAGTGATTGGCTCTGAGGGGTTTATAGGCTCTGCGTTGACTCGCAGGTTTGATGCTGTTGGTATATCTAGGGAAAACTATGACGAATTCAAGGGTCAGCATTTTGACATACTAATCGACGCCAACGGAAACTCAAAGAAGTACATGGCTGAAGATAGTCCATCAGATGAATTTACTGCATCAGTCTACTCTATATCCAAGTTTATTCGAGACTTCAGCTTCGACAAGTTTGTTTTGATCTCAACATGTGATGTATATGATACGACGTTTGGAGATAGAAGCAGGGAAGATTCCCCCATCACGTTAGAAAAAATGTCTCAGTATGGCTACCACAAACTCATAGGTGAGAAGATCGTGCAATCGCTTTGCCCGAAATACCTGATTATTCGTAATGGTGGTTGCGTCGGACCAAAACTGTGGAAAAATCCAGTGTATGATATTTTGAAAAGGCTGCGACTTTTCGTACATCCAGAAAGTAAACTACAGTTCCTACATACAGATGATGTGGCTAATATTGTTTACTCGTTATGTGAGATGGATGTAAATGAAGTCTTTAATGTATGTGGAAATGGATCGGTACGGTTAAAAGATATGCTGGACGTACATTCTGACGTGTGCTGGAGTGATGATTCTCCAAAGATAGAGTACGACATTAATATTGACAAGTTGAGTGATCTGCTAGAAGTCCCACATACGGCAGATGTCATTCAAAAATTCATCAGGAGTTATCATGCTTAAATGGTGTGTAATTAAGAACGGATTTGCCAACGAGTTTAGTTGGTCATCAATCAAGTTTTCAGACTGCTCTGGCCCACTGGATGTGCTCAACAAGTTTATATTCAGGTCACAAAACTTCGGGATGATAACCCTGACTCATGCAGACTACTATGTTATACCCGAAAAGGACTGTGTTGATACGGAGGGTGCTCGGTGGGTCAAGAAGAATAACCCTTGTTGGAAAAAATGGGTGAGAGGACACAACCCCACTCCACTCGCAGACATAGATTTCACACAGTATGACGTAGTTTTAACGTATGAGCCAATTATTCCAGAGTCGTTAATCAAGAGCCACCCCAACACTCTGTTTACTTATTTGCCAACTCATCACAGGTATGATCGAATGAAGCAAGACAAGGTGAATCCAGTTGGTGGTTATGACGTGTTTTTGAATCACTTCATGACATGCAAGTCTAGCTCCGTAGACGAACTGCCCGCATCTATCAGTTATCCCTATCTTGTTGATCCAGAGGTGATGCAGAGCATGTTTGATGTTGATCGCACAACGATATGGTGTGACGCTCATTCGTCACTCAAGCCAAGGTTTGTGGATCAGATGAAATCTATATCACGCAGTACTGGGTTGCCTATACATAATCCTGGGTTATGGAATGTGAAAAACGGCTCTAAGAAAGCAGATAAACTAGCCGAAGTATTGCATGGCACAAGAATGTCTTGTTACGACTACATGAAGAACCTTGCCCAGAGCAAGTACTTTTTGTCCATCTGGCGACCACCAACCATGCTGGGGCAATCTAGTATTGAGGCTGCCGGAATGGGAAGTGTGAGTTTCTGTTTTGGTGACCAGCGATACGCTGCTCAAAATCATCCATTCTGTACTTTGAAGCGCAAATTTGGTAAACGAGAGATGAACAAAGAGACAGAAAGAGCCACTACTATTGTTATTGACAAAATATCGCATCTAGAGAAGTCTCCTGAATTGTACGCAGAGATTGTGGAGTATCAGAATAAAATGCTGGACCAGCATTTTGGAATAGAGAAAGTTAAGCAGTTGGAGGAAGCATGTCTGCTCAAGAAAAATGCCCAATCTGTTTAGTGATAGGACCGCACGGTATTGGTGAAGGTGCCAACTGTTACTACGGATGTAGCAACTGTGGAGCGTGGTGGTCGAAATCTGTATCTGATCGAGTGTACTCACCCGCTGTCTCAAGTAGTCAATTGAAGCGTCATCACCGATCATTGAGTCGGATGGCTCAAAAGTTTGTTAGTCATCTTAATAGTCTGAAAATACATCCTCAGCGATATCTGGATGTCGGGTGTGCTCAAGGTTTTCTGGTGGATTATATCGTTGATAAGTTTGACGCAGACGGAGTCGGGGTTGATTTTTATGAACATCCAGATCGTTCTGATCGAGTAGAGATTTGTGATTTTCTACGATGGAAGACAAAAAGCGGTTTGACCTAATTAGTTTTAGGGTAATGTGCAATGCTTTTGATTTGAAAATCCTGAAAGACAAGATGGATTTCAATATTAAACAGATTCATGATCTGGGTTCTATTGGTGTATTTACAAGGATACGATAATGAGAGTTTTAGTGACAGGAGCCACAGGTTTCTTTGGGCCACATGTCGTAGATGCCTTAACTCAGGCAGGGTACGATGTTGTGGGAGTTGGCAGTTCTGATGCTGACCTGAAGCACGATTGCAGCAAGCTGTTTGACGATGTATCTCCAGAATATGTTGTCCATCTGGCAGCATTGACAGGTGGTATAATGAAGAACAAAAGAGAACCAGCAGATATGTGGCATGAAAACATGCTGATTACTCCACCTGTTCTGCAAAGCTGTGTCCAGCATTCGGTTCGCAAGTTAATCTATGCAATGCCGGGATGCTCGTACCCCAAAAATTGTGGATACAGTGAGTCAGAAATATGGAATGGATACCCAGATGAGAATCCTGCCCCGTATTCTCTTGTCCGCAAACTAGGATGGGTGGGATGTGATGCATATCGCAGGCAGTATGGTTTGAATTATTCGGTTATCATCCCCGGAAATATGTATGGTGAGCACGAATGTTTTGATCTTCAGGACTCTCATGTAATACCAGCTTTGATGCGTAAGATGCATGAATCTCAGGGCGAAGTCGAGGTGTGGGGATCAGGTGAGGCGATAAGAGATTTCGTGTATGCAGGTGACATTGCCAAGTGTGTTCCATTCTTTATGGAGAATGATGTGGTTGGTCCAGTGAATTTATCCTCTGGCAAGGGGGTAAAAATCAAGGATTTGGTTGCACATATGAAGAAAGTAATAAATGATGACTTGGTTATCAAATGGGATACGTCCAAGCCGGAAGGCCCCTCTAAGAAGATTTTTGACGTATCTCTCATGAAGTCGTTGGGGCTAGGGTGTCCCACAAATTTGCATGAAGGTCTATCCCGCACCTATAGGTGGTTTTTGGAGAACATAGCGTGAAAAAAACTCCAGTTCATTATCCGTTTTTAGCCAAAATTATTACAGACAACAACATCAAGCGCATAGCCGAGCTAGGAGTGTGGAAGGGTGAGTTGTCCAAGTATGTTTTTGACCATTGCGAAGTAGACCAATACATAGGAGTTGATCCTTACAAGAAGTGGCCTGCCGGGAAGTATGATGATGGCAAGAATAGACACTCCCAGAAGAAACTAGATCGAATTTTTACAGTTACCAACAATTTGTATGAAGCCAATGGTGCTAAACTCTTACGCACGACCACCGACAAAGCTCTGTCTAGTGTGGAAGAATTAGACATGGTTTTCATTGATGCCAATCACGGATATGATTGGGTAAAACGAGACATGGCAAGTTGGATACCTAAAGTCAAACCAGGAGGTATTGTTTCAGGCCATGACTATAGCCTGACATTTACCGGTGTTATAAAAGCAGTGAATGAGTATACGCATCCCAGAGGAATTGTGATTAGTGTTACACCTGGATATGTATGGTACTTTACCAAATGAAATGAATTTGTAGGAGATAACAGTGTCAGATAAAGACTACACCCCCTTTAGGTCAGGACATCACTACATAGCAAAGAATCAAGGCGATTCTGCCCACCGTGATGCAGACAGATTCAAGCAATACAGAGAGCAGTATGAGGAATGGCCGCAACAGCAACGTCTGAGTGAGTTTCCAACCCACTTAGATTTAGAGTTGTCTAGCGCTTGTAATCTGCATTGCCCAATGTGTCATACCGTATACATCGAAGACCCATCTTTCAAGAAATTCAAGAATCAGCGAATGAAAGAAGCGCTGATGGAGATGGACTTGTTTAAGAAGGCTATTGATGAAGCTACTCAGTATGGCCACTTTCACTCGATAAAATTGAATTATAGAGGTGAGAGCACACTGCATCCTCAGATTGTTGATTTCATTGCTTATGCCAAGAGCAAGAATGTTTTTGAGATCATGCTTAATACCAACGGAAACTATGATGTCGGGTTGAATCAGCAGATGGTAGAAGCTGGTTTGACATGGCTGTCAATTTCTCTAGATGCAATCAACCCCGGAACATATGACAAAGTTCGCGCAGGTGGAGACTTCTATAGGGCATATGCTTCAGCAATAGACATGTGTAGATTTGCAGGAGATGTGAACTGTCATGTGAGTTTTGTTAAGCAGAAGATCAATTACGATGAAGTTGATGAATTCCTGAACTTCTGGAATAAGATGCCCCTGAAGAAGATTCTAGTCAGTGATGTCTACAACCCAGGCGAGCTTATTAAAAATGACAGTGCCTTTACCGTGTTGAATTACAAGAAGAGTGATAAGTTTACTTGTCCGCAGTTGTGGCAGCGTATCTTGATGTTTAATGATGGAAGAATGTTCCCATGTTGTCATGCGTTTGAAGCACCTGATGATCTGTTGTTGGGTGATTTTCATGACGTATCTATCCACGAGGCGTGGCACTCTGAAAAATTACAGGACATAAGACGAATCCATAAATCTGGAGACTACCAAAATATTGATACTTGTTACAGATGTGCATATCCAAAGCAGCCTGTACAGTTGAATGTTGAAAACATTGTAGGAGAATGATATGTATAAGAACAAATTTGGACCTGATCCTAGATGGGATTTAGGAAGTAAATGTCTTAGCGGTTTACCTGAGTTTATTTGCATAGGCGGTCCTTGCTCCATTGAAAGCGAGGATCAAGTAAACGAACTGTTTGATTCTATTCAGCATGATGTTACTCACTTCAGAGGTGGAGTATTTAGAGCAGGCACTTATCCCGGCGACAATTGGGGATGGCAAATGGACTTGCTGAAGATGTATCACGAGGCTGCGAAGAGCAGGCGCAAGCCCAACATAGTTGATGTTCTAGACTTCCGTGATTTGGACAAGATCGACCCATATGCTGACGTCTTCCAAGTGGGTACCAGACAAAGCCAACATTATGCTTTGCTGAAGGAGCTAGGACAACAAAAGAAGCCAGTTGTTCTGAAGCGTGGTACTCACCAAACAATGGCAGAGTTGATGGGATCACTAGAGTATATCCTCAAGGGTGGAAACAACAATGTGATACTCTGTGAGCGAGGAAGTGTTTCATATCTAGACCACAGCAGGTGGGAACTATCCATATCAATGATAGCCACATTGAAGCACTATACCAATATGCCGGTTATTGTTGATGCGAGTCATGGAACTGGCAATCGCCAGATTGTGAAGCAGATGACGTTGGCAGGAATTGCGGCAGGTGCAGATGGCATGCTTATTGAAACTCATCCTGATCCTGATAATTCTTTTTCAGATGCAGAGCAAGCAGTCAGTATTGAAGAATTTAAGGATATTGTAGATACAGCCAAGGCGATTAATCGGGTTATTTGATATGAATTTCGGTGCATGTGTAACGGTTAGGCTGTCATCTAAGCGTTTGCCAAGAAAAGCATTGGTAGATGTTTGTGGCGAGCCTTCTATTTACTGGCTGTGTCGTCAGTTGCAACACTCAGTAATACCATTTGTTATTTGCACTTCTACAGAACCATCTGATGATGACATGGAAGAGTATTGTACTCAAAATAACATCAACTGTTTCAGAGGTTCTGAGTTGGATGTTTTGGGGAGAATGGTTGGTGCTGCCAGAGAGTATGGCTTTGATGCATTTTTCCGCATTACAGGGGACGACCTGTTTGTTGATCCTCATTATGTGAAGTTGGCAACTGAGCAATATGATGGAAGTGACTTTACATACACTAACCTTCCTAAAGGGACAGACTTTCAGATTGTTGATATTGACTACGCAGAAAAGACCTTACACGAGTGGGAAGGCAAAGATACAGAATATCTAACATGGATTTTCAATAGCGCTCCTCGACAGCAGTTTTTGAAGCTAATGGGTACAGATTCAAGCTATGCGTTCGAGCTTGACAGCGCTGATGATTTGGAAAATGTAAGATTCTTAGTGGAGTCACTAAAGGATCGTGAGGTATTCCGTGTTTCTGATATGATCGAGATCGCCCTTAAGTCTGGAAGATTTCCCATGAAGGATACTATTGATAGGAGAACCTGTGATGCCATTGCCTGATGTTAGTGTTATAGTAACATGCTACAACTACGGCAGATATCTTGAGAGGTGTTTTCGTAGCCTATATAATCAAGAGCATATGAATAGATTCATCTACGAGGTGATTGCAGTAGATGACTCTAGTACCGATGATACTGAGCGAGTGTGCCATAAGTTTGATCGCAAGTACGATAACTTCAAGTACATTCAAAACGTCAAAAACAGAGGGCTAGCAGCATCCTGCAATATAGCAGTAGCAGCTAGTGAGGGCAGGTACATTGTACGAGTAGATGCTGACGACTATGTTAATCGTCATTTTCTGTGGTTGCTTAAGGTCTCCCTAGATAAGAATAGGAAATACCAAGCGTTCTGCTGCGATTATGTAGAATGCGATTTGTTTGAGCAAGTCATCAGGTTTGTTAGTCCTGTTGATGAGCAAATAGCTTGCGGAGTCATGTATCGAAGAGAGTTCTTATACGACGTTGGTCTGTATAACGAAGATTTTGAGTATCGTGAAGGGCATGAGTTGCGACAGAGGTTTGAAAGCAAATACAGTATAGGTTATTTGCCCATACCTCTATATTACGTTAGAAAACATGATAGCAATAGAACCCTTAATACAGAAAAGGTTGCTCAATTTGACGGAAAACTCGAAGACATTTAAGGGCAAAATACTTGTAGTAGGCGATGTCATACTTGACCGATTCACCTATGGCAATGCTTCTCGTATTGCTCCTGAAGCTCCAGTGCCAGTGGTGCTGTCTTCGGATGAAGTGCATATGCTGGGAGGGGCAGCTAACTCAGCAGTCAACCTAGCATCTCTGGGCTGTCAAGTCCATCTGGTTGGAATAATTGGAAGTGACCCAGAGGGCGGGATAGTACATTCTCTAATCAAGGATTCTTTAGTACATAGCAATCACTTGTTCAAAAGTACAAAGTGTACCATACTCAAGAGCAGAGTCATTGCTAATGACCAGTATGTAGTCAGGGTAGATAGAGAAAGTGTGTTTGATCCGCACGATGACTTGGTTGACTTGTTGTGGTCTGATGAATTAATCAAAAGCTATGATGCAATTTTGATTTCGGATTATGCCAAGGGAACTATTAGTAATTCAGTTATGGATGCAGTGGTATCTCATGGTGTACCAGTGTACGTTGACCCCAAGCCGCAGCACAGTCATCTTTACCACTCAGCATTCATGATGTGTCCAAATCAACACGAAGCCCACAGCATTCTTCAGTGTCAGTCCCGTGATCCCTATGTTTTAGTCAAAGGTGTCAAGGATAAATTTGGATTGCAAGTTTCTGTCGTAACCCTTTCCGAAGATGGTTTGATCGTAAATGATGAAGATGGAAGGACATTTCACTTGCCAGCATATCCGCTGTCAGTTCAGGAGCGACACCATAAGATGGATGTCACAGGGGCGGGAGATGCTTTTTGTAGCGTGTTCGTAGCATGTAAATGTTCTGGATACAATACTCTGGAGTCATCCATAATAGGAAACATGGCAGCATCAATATCAGTTAATACTATAGGCACATCAGTATGCTCTTTACCACAACTCGCCAAAGAGATGAGTAATGTGCAAAAAATTGTAGAGGAGCAAAACCAATGAGACAATGGCTACCGACATTTGCTGAGCTAGTGGATCGTTTGTCTATCCACCAACTCAAAGAAGTTATGATACCAGAGCATAAAAAGAAGTATGCTGACGAGATGAAGATGATCGTACATGATCTCAACCTGCTTATTCAAGATGGAGATTTCAAGCTAACAGGAAAGATGATAGCAGCCATCATTGCGATGGCAGAAATGAATACTCACATATGGTATAATGAGTCTAAGGCTAGACAGGGCAAGTCTGCAATACAGGATGATACAGATTTGTTGCGACTTACTCATGGACTTAACGGCATACGCAGCAGACTCACCAACCTTATAACCACAGAGTTGGGAGAGACCAGACAGGATTATAAGACTGATTGTTTGGCAGCCGAATTCAAAGACTGGGACTTGAGCATTTTGAAGGAATAACATGAAAATTTTAGTCATAGGTGGATGCGGATATATAGGAAGTGTTCTTGTTGAGTATCTAATCAACAAGGGGCACAATGTCACAGTATTTGACAATCTCAGATATGGTCAGAATCCATTTCTTAACCTGTTGCATACTCAAAGGTTGTCGATAGAAATAGGGGATTGTAGAGATGAATCTAGAATAACCGACCTGCTTCCAGGCTATGACTGCGTAATACATCTTGCTGCCATAGTTGGCGCTCCATCTTGTGATGCCAACCCCTTTGATGCTACTACCATAAACTTAGATGCTGTCAAGATTTTAGTCAAACATTTGAGCAGTCAGCAAATGTTGCTTTTCCCGTGCTCCAATAGTGGATATGGCATTGGCGAAGATGGGATGTACTGTACAGAAGAGTCGCCTTTGCGCCCTGTGAGTCTGTATGGTCAACTGAAGGTAGCTGCCGAGTCCGAAGTCTTATCAAGAGAGAATTCTATCAGCTTCAGGCTGGCAACAGTTTTTGGACCCTCTCCATGCATGAGAACGGGATTGCTGGTCAACGATTTTGTACTGAAGGCAATTCAAGACAGAAGCATAGTTTTGTTTGAGTCACATTTTAAGAGAAACTACATACATATCATTGACGTGGCTAGGGCTTTTGTTTTGGCAATAGATCAATTCGATGATATGAAAACCAATGTTTTTAACGTGGGTCTAAGTGATGCTAATCTTTCCAAGAAAGAACTTTGTGATACGATAGCTAAGTACCTTAAGTTTGCCTTGATAGAAGAAGAATTTAGTAAGGACGTAGATCGTCGTAACTACATTGTATCCAACGACAAAATCGAAAGTCATGGTTTTGTCTCAAGTAAGACGCTTGATGACGGTATTCAGGAATTGATAGAAGCGTATAAGTTAACACAGGTGTCTTATTACAAACATTAGGCATGTCATGAAAAATACTACACTTCTGCTGAAATACAACAAGGTAACAAACGATTCGTTTCGTCGTTTAGCCTCGGTGTTGCCTGATGTAAAATACGGCGATCTGTCGATTTTTGGTGATAAAATGGATGTGTTGCCATACGATGCTTTGGCAACATACTTGAAGAGTCTAATGCCTTTTCATAAGGTAGTGGTGGGAGACATCTTCTGGCCTGCGGGACAACGATTGTGCCAATGGAGCAAACAGAATGGGGTCAAATGTTATTTCTTGCAGCATGGACAATGGATATACACAAAGAATAAAATGTCACCTCAATCTTTGCCACACTGCACGTTGGTCTATGGTGACAACGTAGCCAACATGATTAAGCAGTGGCCCTACGGCAGCAAGTCGCAGGTAGAGGCTACCGGTAATCCAAAATACGATCTAGTCACTCCGGTCAGTGGTGGTAAATATGTGTATTTTTGCCCACCTGTTATGAAAGAGTTAGTACCCAGTGGGTCTCATAAAATACACAAACGAAATGTCAAGTTGCTTCATTCAATGGCTAATCTGGATAGTGAGATAGAAATTCTGCTGCATCCACATTATCGAGAGGGTCACATTTCTGTACTTCAGCAACTCTTTCCTACTGCCAAGGTGGCTGACCCCAAATCTGATCCACTGCCCCTCATATTGGGGGCATCGCATGTTTTGACTCACCGTAATTCAACAACTGTTATGGATGCCATTGCATGCGGCAAACCATCTGTGTTGTTAGATTTCAGGGGACAGGATAAATCTTTCTTCTCAAGAGGATATTTCCAAGAATTTGCCGTAGAATGTGATACGATTGATGACTGTAAGCAAGCGTTATCTACCCCGCCGACTCTCATGGTTGATGCAGGTTATTCACACAAAGCCAAACCATACCTATATCTGGGTGATGCTTCTGCACGCATTTCGAGTATAATGTAATATGTCACATAGAGTAACGATCATTTGCGATAATTGTAGGACCGAGTTTACCATGAGTGATGAGATGGAGCTTCCTCCATATTGGATGGGAGTCCCTATTAGCATTGCTAATGGTGACGGTGTAATAAACAACAGAGAGCACTTCATGCATACTTGCTCGCTTGAGTGTCTGGCAGAATACGTGCTGGGTGATGTAATGAAGGAAAAGATGATGCTGGTAGATAAGGATGAGGATGAAGAGTTTCCGATGGAAGAGGAGGACGAATAATGTTAACACCTATACAATGGGGTGGAGTTGTAAACCATGTGAAAAGCAAGATCAGCTATTTCTATGATCCTGCCATTGGATTTACCGAAAACTCTGACTTGCGGGAGCAATTGAACATCAAGCACAAGGGTGCCTACATAGGATTTGATGATGGGCAAGGCTTGGTTTTCCGAGATGGTTTTTTGGCTGAGGATACCCAGAACATTCTGGAAAGTTTTGACCGATTGACGGACAAGATGTATACGACCATGAAAAACGCTGATGTTCCAGCCACCAAAGTCCATACAGGATCACTGTACTACACAATAATAACCGATGTCACCTATCTGCCTAATCCGATCCAGTGGAACGATAATCGTGACGGCATCTATTTTATGTGGGGTCAAGATTACAGGGCCTTATATTTGCCGTATCAAATCCAGAAAATGAGCCTCAACCAAATCGAGGTGATGGACCGTTTATGCAGTCTTGCAGCAGGGGTTGCAGCAAATCTCTGGCGATTCCCAGAGGGTCTATGCTTCAAATTGACCTGCCATTCACATTCTTCCTAATTTTTCGCTTGCCTTTTCTGTCCTGCGACGTATAATGGAGCAAGGTACTTAAAGAGGAGGATTGAAATGTTCGAGAAAGTAACCATCAAGTACGACGGTGCAGTACAAGAATTTGTCTTGGCAGAGCTTGACCTTGCCAATCCAGAAAACCCATCAGATGCAGAGTTGAAGCAAGCTATGTGTCTGGCTTTAGATGTAGACTCTCTTAACGGATACGATGTTTATCGGGCAGATACGGTGATTAACGTCGCTCCACATGCACAATACGCGTAAGCAGTACGCATAAACAGCAGTACACGGGGTTCGCCCTCCGTGGAGCAGTGGTTACTATTTCGTAGTAGCCGCTGCTTTTTTGTGTATAATATTCAAGAGGGAATTCAGGGAGTTTAGTCGAATTCTACTCGGAGGATTACAGTGGAACCAATAGATGGACAATGTGATTCCGATCATGATGCCTGCCAGATAGTGTCCGCATATCTTAGTGAAGATGCTGTATCAAACTGGATCGACCATCATCATTGCCAGTATCATATCAAGGATACTTGGGAAATTGTTGGTAAAGTGGAATTTATTGACGGTAAGTGGAAGTATAGTGCTTGGGAGCCAAAAGATGGCTTATAGTGAAGCGGTGTCATATATTCAGGAGGTGAAGTGACGCATTTTTCCGAATAGGAGGTATGAAAAACACTCCACATGTTCGAGAAATGTCACGCAAGTATTTGCATGTATCAGGAATTTACGTCATTCGTAATTTGGTGAATGACAAAATGTATGTTGGGTCATCGTTGCATATGGGGCTTCGCTGGCGTAGGCATTTTTATCTGCTATCGAAAGGAAGGCATACTAACCCGCATTTGCAGTCGTCTTTCAACAAGTATGGACAAGAGTCCTTTCGGATCGAGGTATTTGCAGAGGTAGTTGCAGAGCGACTGGAAGAGATAGAGTCGAGTGCCATCGTTAAATTCAACAGTTGTGATCGACATAAAGGATACAATTGCAACACTGATGTTAAGGCATCTACAAGAGGCAAGCATCTGTCAGATGAGCATAAGAAAAAAATCAGCGACTCGATGAAGGGATATCGACATAGTGAGACATCAAAGAAGTTGATGAGTGAATACCGAAAGGGAACAAAACTACCAGAGTCGCAGAAGAAAAAGATTAGTGAGTCGCTATCAAAGGATTATCTTGTAACAGACCCAGAAGGTAACGAATACAGGATACGAAATTTGAACCAATTTTGCAAGGAACACGGACTAAACCAAGGCGGATTGGCCAGAGTTGCTCGTGGGAAACGCAGGCATTATAAACGATGGAAGTGTACATATGTCGTACTCAGATAAAGTAGTAGATCATTTTGAACGTCCCAGAAATGTGGGAACGCTCGACAAGAATTCATCAAACGTGGGCACCGGCATTGTGGGTGCTCCTGAATGTGGTGATGTAATGAAGTTGCAGATTGAAGTAGATGAGTCTGATCGAATAATTGATGCCAAATTCAAGACCTTTGGATGTGGTAGTGCGATTGAAAGTAGCTCCTTGGCTACCGAATGGGTAAAAGGCAAGACTGTTGATGAAGCAATGGAGATCAAGAATACAGAGATCGTCAAAGAGTTGGCATTGCCACCTGTGAAAATACATTGTTCTGTTCTTGCGGAGGATGCAATTCGAGCCGCAATCTCAGACTATAAGAAAAAATCGGAGAATGAAAATGCATAAATGCTTTGTATGTAATAAGGAAGTCGAAGACGGCAAATGGCATGTTAGAACTAAAAATGAAATCAAAGAAGATTTATGGAATCTGCATGAGAAATGCTATACCAACTGCTTGGCTGACCTGGAGGGTATCGCCCCATTGGAAGGCATTACCCAAGTAATGGCCGTCAGGCGATGTAGTGCGGAAGAAGCAGCCAAGTTCTACAGGGATGTGTTAGCAAATAGTATTAACTGCCTGGATGAGACTCCACCGGAAATAGAAGACAAACTGCATGGCCGACCCCAGCTTGATGAAGAAGATGCGTGGATGTACAATCCTGTTCTGTTATATATGAGCCGAAAACAAGGTGGTGGTAAACCTAAGTATACGCCAGGAGAATTCGTTATGGCTATGCTGGAAATGGATGCTTTGGAAACCACGCCAGTTAGTGGTGGCATTAGACATAACATAAGCATTCAAGAGCAAGCCGATCAGTTGATGGCGATGAGTGATTATCCTGCTGGTATTAGGAGTAAGGTGCAGCGACTTTACTCTGATGAAAAATATACCCAGATAGTCAATTTGTTGACTGACTTTGATGTTCACAAGAGAGTTACTGAGCTTGTGCCCATGATGCATAAATATTCGATGAAAACTGCCAGACACAAAGTGTCTCGTGTTATTGGCTGCTTAGGAAAAGATTTGGAGAACATGAATGATCGTTAACGTATTAGAACCAATGATAGCTGAACCTATTCATCAAACTTATGATGGCAGGTTGTCGGCAGAACAGAGACAGGCCATTATAGGTGATGCCTTAGTGACTCGTGCAGGCATGGAGGCAGTCGTGAATGTTATACAGAGGTGGCACTTCAATTTAGCACATAATCAAGATGACAAATGCCAATCTTTTTTACAACTACTGGTATGGGTGCAACAATTTGATCTTGGACTGGATTGGCTTGGACAAGTACTAAGGGCAACACAGATTGCTAGGTCTGATATCGAGCACTGGTATCAACTTAATGCTCTACTTGCGGCACATATAAACAAACATTACGATGTTCCTGGCTGGTTGAACTTTATGTATGAGGAGGAAGACGATGGTTAAATTAACAGAAAAAGCTGCCAAAGAAGTTAAAGTCATTATGGCATCTCAGTCAATGGAAGAGCCCGCTTTTTTGAGAGTGGGTGTCAAAGGTGGTGGATGTAGTGGATTCAACTACTCACTTGACCTGACTGATGCAAAGACAGAAGACGATGAGGAATTCAAACATCACGGTGTTACAGTGATCGTTGATCCGAAGTCCAACCTATACTTGTCGGGTGTAGAGATTGACTTCGTAGATGAGATAATGGGAAGAGGTTTCAAATTCAACAACCCTAACGCGAGTAGTAGTTGTGGTTGTGGGTCTAGTTTTAGTGTTTAGGAAGAAAAAAATCACACTGAATTGGTCTACATTCACTGAAATGAATACTCTTGTGAAGTGGACTACCGGAGACGACTACAGAGACAACGCTGATTTTGTTACAGATTTCACCACAGGTCATTCAATGACTATTCCAGTAGAATCAGGCAAGACATACAAAATCTTTATCAGATGTGCATCTGGTGATGAAGGCATATGGTGGTTCACTCAAGGATCGCAATTCGAGGTGTCCACTTAACATACAATGCTAAGGAGACAATATGATAAGAAGTCTACTTCTGGTAGTCTTGGCGGGGATGGTCTACATTTCCATATCAGGATGCAATACCACCCTTGAGGAAGTTCGCAGTAAATGGAAGTTCGGACCTGAATACCGAAGTGGTAAAGATCAAAGCCTAACCAGATGGACTACCCAGACGGGTATTGAAACCAAGTGGGCTAATGGATGGAAAACAGGCATCACTTATCGTGGTCGTTATAGTGGAGGGTTTGAGGGGTACGACATACAGGACCAAGGCATGTGGTTTGATTTTATCTTCCCGCTTTGGCAAGCAGACAAGCCGGGTAAACTCAAAGCGTTAGAGCAACGAATACTTGAATTAGAGCGAAGCAAAATGGGAGGCACGAATGATACCGGAAATTGATTTTGCAATGCTCTCTCCCTTCTTATGGGGAGCACTAGCATTTGCATTCATAATGTTGTTGTGGGATTGTGTTGAAGTCGGTCGTAACGATGCAGCTAATATTGTCAACTCGGTATTCGGATCACGAGTCTTAACTAGAAAATGGGCAGTCAGACTGGCTGGATTGGGGGTGGTCCTTGGGGCCTATTTGTCCTCGGATGTTATAGAGACAGCCAGAAAGGGTATATTCTCACCTGAAGTCTTTACGATACAGCAGGCTCTTGCCATCTATATTTCAGTGTATATCATAGATACGATATTACTGTATACGTACTCTGCTTTTGGAATGCCAGTGTCAACAACAATGACGCTGGTTTTTGAGTTGTTGGGTGCAGCTTTCTTCTTGAATATCGCCAGAGGAAGTCCTGAAGAAGCAATCCACTGGGCGAAAGCGGGCACTGTAGTAGGTGGAATTATCTGTTCTATAATATTATCAGGGGTGCTAGGATTCTTCATACAAAGGGCGGCTCGTGGTGCAATAAAAGAGAAGTGGGATGACTTCCAACGACTAATGCTGCATGGCCCTTGGTTGGCCGGTGGTCTACTGGCAGGACTGTCCTACTTCATGCTGGTTAAAGGCATGAAGAATGTTGAGTTTGTCAGACAGATTAACGAAACTCTGCTATCTCATCCGTATGGGCCTTTCATAGCAATCGTAGCCCTTTGGGTAGTATTTGCAACGTTGGTACATTCATCATTGTTGTTCTTTAGAGAGAAGGCAGCGAGAAATATCTTCCCGGTCATCACAGTAGTTGGCATGGTGGCAATGGCTTTTGCTTTCGGGCAGAATGATCTTGCAAACTGCGCTTCGCCAGGATTGGCATCTTTCAAGTTAATTGAGGGACAACAGGCTGGAATGACAACAGCAGACATCTCCAAGGTTCCCATCAATCATTTGTGGTTGTTGGGGTGTGGAGTTTTGCTGATGTTGGGCATGACGACCAAGAATGCTGAACGAGTTACCAAGGCAGAAGTTAGAACAGGAAGTCGAACTGAAAGCCATGTCAAACTGTATGCTCCAGGCTGGTGCATATGGATAGGCGATGCAATTGTCCGGTGGCAAAATGGCAAAGCCAAACCTTTATCTGTGACTACAAAACCTGAAGAGGGACATACTCGTCATTACGATCCATTGCGAGCATCGGTTATTGTTTGCGTATCAGCATGTGTGATTGCAACAGCGTCGGCTTTGAAGTTGCCTGTTTCTACAACATATGTGGCCTTTGCAGCAGTGTTAGCCACTGGGATTGCTGACCGAATTTTTGTCCACGGTGATGCCCCTTTGAAGATTGCTCGTTCGATATGGGTTATCTTCAGTTGGTTTGCTGCTGCTGTCATGGCAACTCTAGGTGCCGGTATAGTTTGTGTCACCATCTACTATCTTGGCGTCTACGGGATGTTTGCTTGCCTGCTGGCAAATTTGATCGTCCGCAGATATGTGAAGCGACGTGCTGATCTGCAAGAAACTCGTCTACGTGAAGAAGAGGAAAGACTGCTACTGGTATAAAATGACAGTATGTGACACTATTTCTGTGTCTTTGGTCGATTATCTTACCATAGGCTAAAGTCATAAGATTATGTTCTAACTGTATGTTACGTCAGCACTAACAGGAATGTGCAGAAATTTTGCTCAATCCTTACAGTGCGTTTAATCGTCGCAAACAGGAGAACATGATGTGGAAGAAGATTTTATGCGTTTTGACTGTGTTGTTTATGGCAGAGTATGCCTCTGCCCAACTTTGTGGGTCTAATGGACCACCAGACGACTATACTGTATGCAGATCAACTCCTGAGTGGGGTGGATTGCCGATTGGAATTCCATCGCTTGACAAAGATGAGGGGTTGTTCTTATTGCCAGACTGGTATGACGATCCCAGTATTGTTGGACGTGAAGAGATAGGTGGATGCAACGGAGTTAGTAGTCCTAGCTGTCTTGGTCGTGTACAAAGCTTGGGTTGGCCTCATTGGGAGATGTTTACTCCTACAGAGCCGTGGTGCGAACAACCACCTGGCTGGAGTGGTGAATGGGATTGTTGGACAGACCCATTTCGCACGAGTGGGTATACCATACCTGATGGTTGGAGATACAACGGAGAATTCAATTTCGATGCGCCCGTTCCTTTAGGTGGTGAATCGAAAACATTACGTATTGCAGGATGGATGGATGTTTCGGATGCCCAGAGTGGTATGCGAGATTACATCTTGTCCATGCGACCATATTTCAATTACACCTACTGGGTATTCTATGAAGACCCATTTTGGGGAGACTCAGGTCAGCAGCTTGAGTCCGAAAAAATATTCATGGATGACCCTGACGTATCGGGATCAGTTGTATGGCTGGATGTAGAGTCATTTTATGCTAGGTCTGGATCGGGTGAGAACTACTATGATGAGTGGCCGTTTGGCAATCACGAACGATGGTATTTTGAGGCAAGCATAGAGGTTCCCGATCATTTCAATCCGCCTCCATGCGAAGAAACAGTGTGGGGAGATTTCTGCACTTCAACTGGTTTTATTGAGGTGAATGATTTTGGCATGTGGTGGGATGGAGAGTATCGACACGATTTCCATAGAGCAATGGGTTCGCTCACTTGGATCATGCGAGCTTACGTCGAAGAAGATCAGCCAGCGCCAAGCTTCCCTCTTTGCAAAAATGCAGATGTGGATTGTAGTGGCACCGTCAATGGTCTCGATATAGGCATTGTTGCCAACGGACTCAATTGGTTCAAAACAGCAGCAGAAGCAAACAACCCTCGTGCAGATGTTAACAGAGATGGCAATATCAATGCTCTTGATATCGGCATTATCGCTAATGGCAACAACTGGTTTGGCTCTACGGGTGACTGCATCTGTCCAGCCACAATGACGGCAATTGAAGTCAAACGCAAGAGATAGTGCAGGATAAAGATCGGTAGAAGATTTTGCACCATAGTTAATAGGACGTAAATGCTTGTCACATAAGGGTTTGTGATATAAATCATTTTGATTGAATATTTTTCTTGACTCTTTGAGCATTTGGCGTATAATAACCCGCAGACGCAACCTGAAAGACTTGGCATACAAACTTGAGGGTTTACTGCCGGGGCCAATAGCGCCCCGGCCACATAGTTGGAATCCGGCAACCGTGGAGGTTGTCGGAGGAAGATTATGGGATTGCCAATCGAACTTTTGCGAATGCAACTTTTTTTGCTCTCTTACAATTGAATATCGATTGTCGCAAAAACTACGAAACAATGGATGGGCCTGGCTCTGTCAAAAGAAGTCCGGGGGCAACGGTTGCCGTAAGGCTCCCCCGTCCACCATATATGTAGTGGCTCGGTCAGGGAAACTTGAATCGGGGGCAACGGTAGGGTAACCTACCCCACTGCGCCATTTTTGCTGCGACCTACGAGTTTGGCTTACAAACATTTAGCTCATTGCAGAGCGTCACTATTTGGAAGTGAAGGTTGCCGGGTCAAACCGGCAATGTTATCAGTCTTGCCAAGCAAACTTTCGCAGCTTTTTTTTGAGATCAACGATCTTACTGTTGGCATCCATGCCTCGTAAGAGTTCGTGCCATCCGAGACCCGTTTTGATGGCAGTAAAAGACGGGGACTTACGAACAGTAAAGATCGATCATGAATTGCGGTGGAGTGGAACGGAAATGGATCGAAAGATTCAAGACCATAATGGCCTCATAAGCCGTTGATATCGGGTTCGACTCCCGTCACCGCTATTTCGGGCGACCTAACTGATGTGGCTTACAAACACTTAGCTCATTTGGTAGAGCATTGTCTTTTTATGACAACGGTAACAGGTTCAAATCCTGTATTGTTAACCAGGGCTCCGGCCCACCGGACTTCGGTCCACCAAGCCATCCAAACTTTCGCCCACTATTACTTTCCGGCGCGCCCGGCGCGCCCGGTTACAGTACTTCACCGAAGTCGGGGTAACCCATCCGAAGTGAAGCCCTTTCGAGAGGCGAACAGGTGAGATAAAGAACGGTTTCCAGTGTCCCCGCCTTTATCCCCTGCTGATGAGCCGCAAGGCCACTCTCGGAAGAAAATGCTGGACTTGTAGTTAATGCTGCGGCCTGACGGAGAGACTTACAAACACTTTGTTACCATTAACACGAAGAGTAGGAAATTGTCCCTCAAACTTCCGCAGCATTTAGCCCGCTGGTCTAACGACTGGCGGGCTTTTTTTGTGTATAATGGGATATGATAATCAATATAATCAAACCCAATCATCTCACTTCGTATTCTAATGTCGGCATACCAGCGTACAAAGTTAACATTGAAGCTATTCCTGTGTTTTATGAGGATGGGAAATGGATAGAGATAGGCAGTGGAAAACAGTGGGCACGTTGCGACATTGTGCTGGAGAGTGGGTTTGATATACGTATGGATGGGGACCAGTTTGTAATGAATGGCACGAGAATTCAAGATAACGGAGATGAAGATGGAAGATAAACAAAAGGAAATGCTGGACAAGTTTGCATGGAATGATGATGATGAGAAAACTGTAAGGCTGGAAGGTGATGGATTTGCCAAAGACATAGACGAATGTGCAGAAGCTATCGTTCAGTCGTTTCTTACCTCCATCAATAGTCAGCACTATAATGGTGAAGAAATCATCGTTCCAATCGAGAGCAAAGTTCATCATATGATAGGAACAATATTTAGTGATGACATCAATGAAGAGTCACAAAGCCAAGTATTCACCGTGCTGCAACAATTGTTCTTTTCTAAGATTTGGCAAGATAAGGGCATGGTAGTTGACAAGATCAACACCTTGGTTTTGCCTGTTGATGCTGGGCATAAGTTGCGATACACTGTGGACAACATGTGGCTGCATGACAACCTTGAAGACGATGACTGTCCTATCGTTGATATCACCACTGATGCTGATGCCAACAAGAACTTAAATGATTTGATGGGGTTAGATTTGGCAGCAAATCATGTGCGTGAAGACGCATCAATTCAAGGTAAAGATGAAGATGGTGCGGTTATTCAAGTGGACGTTACTCTCGCACAAGAACCAAATCCAGATTATGATCCTGAATACAAATCAGGCAGATCAATCGAAGAGGGAGAGGTCGTTTTCACTGATAAAGGCGCTGTTTTTACTTCCGAATAATGAAGGACTTTTGGTTAGTTTTGTCGTATAATGTGACAGAGATAATGAGGAAAGCCCAAGCCGATGTTAAAGCGATGAGTTGCCTTTGCGTAGCCCGCTCAGGGGGCATGAGTCGGAAAATAATCTTAGGATTATTTGGGAGAAGTACTCATTGTTGTTGTTGACTAACTTAAACATGCCCCCTAAAAAATAACTCTACTCCATTGGAGTGGATCAAGGAGCAGCATGCAGAAAGTAAACGTGCTGGAAGGAGACTGGTTAGGAGATACGTACGCGAAGTATGTGCGACCAGTATTCAAGCGCGATAATCTGCCGCTCTTAAAATACGCCGAATTACCCCTTACTCAATTACATAACGATGAGTTTTGGGGTAATTTGCGTTCGACGCCTCCCGACTTAGTAACACTCGATCATCGACACTGGTATTATGACAATGAAACTTTTGTGTTATACGCAAATCGAGTAGCCTCCATACCACTGAAAGCAGTTTCTTTCTCAGAAAGCCCCTTTGGTTATGAGCGCCCGTTATCAATGCCAATGAAATCTTTTCAACGGTGTCTGTCTGATCGAACAAAAACTTTTGCCAACATTGTGAAGGGGCGTCAATCTAAGGCCACGATACTATCGCCTGCAATTCGAGTGATTAACCCGGACGTGCAAAGTGTGCTGTTGGACTATCTGATGCATAACCGATCCTATTTTGATGCGTATGCTGTCCATTGTTGCACAGAGACCACAGATCACCAATTAGGTGCATTGACAGGGTTTCTTAACCAAGTTTTGAGCATACTGCATAAACCAGTATGGGTAACTCGATGGTCTGTACCATCACTTGACGACAGGATAAGTAGTTCTAGATTAGTAAACCCTTCTGACTGGTCACCTCTACCACAGAAGTTGGCTGCTCTGAAACTGAAAACCATGTTCACTAACATCAACGAAGTCGCCCGCAACTGTATTTGGTTTTTCGTTGGTGGAGGTGATGATGCTTATCACCCTGATAAACTAATACCGACATGGCATGACAACTTGGCATATCGAACAGACTTCCCGAAAGGCAACTGGGAGGCTCATCATTTTCTTGGTCTCACAAATTATCGCGGTGAATTGAAACAAGATGTTTTGGATGCCTTCCTAAGCATTGCAAATGATTCCTGATACTTCAAACATCATACTACGCTGGACTCTAGGGCGTCAAGATACAGTTTCTCTGTCAGAATACGATGAAGCCCGGTATCTAGATTTCCTATGGTTGGCAAAATTGTCTGTGGTCTCATTCCAGAAGTGGTTTCCTGATGCCAAGTTTGTTATCTTGTTCAATGGGGATGGTTATGAGGAATTCTGCGATACCTTTGATAGCATGGAGCCGCAACTCAGGTTTGCTGTCAACTACAAAGATCAGAGGGAGATGCTTAAGGGTGAAATAGAAAACCCTTATCACTTTTATCCTGCTGGTGTTTGGTGGAAGTGGGTTCCATTCCGACTAGATCAGACCAAGCATGAGATTGCCATAGATACCGACATCCTCTGCCTCTCACGTCCAGACACTTGGTATCAGTGGTTAGAGCAAGACGAAGAAATACTCATTGCCCCTGAGCGGTATGAGAAAGTTGCGGTCAACACTACTGGCGACTTCTTCGATCACCCCCTGTTGGTTAACAAGAAGCCATTCAATTGTGGGGTGGTAGGCCAAAAGGCTGAGACAAACTTTGAAGATAGGTTTTTCGAGGTTACGCACTCAGTTGAGTTTGGTCACACCCATAACTCGCTGTTTATTACTGAGCAGGGAGCTATCAACCTCTGGATTCGATCACTGGAAATCGAGGGAGTTCGGCATCATTGCCTTGACTTCGGCAAAAACGCATGGGTTCGGGATTTTGTCTACTTCCTTCATCGTGGTGTGCGGGTTGAAACACTGCACGCTGTTACGTGGCACAAGAAAATAGCAAAAGGACTCAAACATGTCTTTGAAGCGCGTATAATGGAGGATGGGTATAAGGATGACCGGGATTTCTTAGAGGCCGTTTTGAAAGAGGGCCTGCAATTAGATTTCATCCCCAGACATGTGCTGGGGAGGCAACTGGCGGATGGGCAATTAGAAAACGAAATTCTCATCCCGAAATCAAGCTTCTAACTTGACTTTTTTTTGAATAGTATCGTATAATCTACCTGAATCACCAAGGGTTTTGGTGAGTTTTGGCTTGGAGGCTATGAATATGTCTACTGAAAACGCAACTCCAGTTCACGAGGAAATGTTCCAGACTTTGCTGCGTACTCCGCACCGCAAGGTGGATGAAGTGCTTTCGCTTCACCAAGAGCAGTTTGAACGCGACCCGAATTTCTACGGTAAGGCAGCAGTCTATGCCGTACTGGGTGGCAACTGCGCGGTACGTGACATCAACGAGGTCTTCATTGCTGTCCTGTTGGCTTCCTCGTACAAGGAACATCAGGAAGCTGGATACGTTATGTTCCAGTCGTTGCCACCATATCAGGCGGCACGAGTGGCACGTTACTTCACGGGCTATGACGAAGTAGTTAAGGTCCACTCCTATGAAACCAAGCCGACAGATGGCTTCGGGGTTACTTGGGAGAAGTCCCGGTTCAGCAAGAATCACGCTGACAAAGCAAAGCGTGGCAAGGTTAAGCCACCTCGCACAATTGCGGTAGGCAAGGGCAGTACGCTGCGCGCCGACCTTTTGAAGAAGAAGAAAATCACCGCTGCAACCAAAGAGATTACGGTTGAAGAGTGGGTGGCGCATCACAAGTGCTTAAACAAGCGCAACTTCAAGGGAGCGCTGCGCTCTGCGGCTCGCTCGTACCTGCGCTTCCGTGAGCAGAACCCACGGTTGCTGGAAGGTGCGTTGATTCGTGGTCACAAGTACCTCAAGCAGTTTTACATTCGGACCCACATGGTTCCGATGGGTGACGAAACTAGCTGGGTCAACCAGTTTCTCTGGAAGGGTGAAGTGCCTGCCGACTGTGAGGCGGCTAAGCGCCTGTCTGCATTGAAGTCATTGCAGCAAGAAAATGACCCAACCAAGCAGGCCGAGATTATTGTAGAGGCTCGGTTGCCATATACTTCTGTTACTTCCGTCTTGAAGAACATCACGCCTAGCGTGTTGGTGGCGATCATTAACTCTATGTCACCACAAGAGTTGATGCAGTCTCTTGGTGGATTGAAGCGTCGGGGAGCGTTCGGCAACCCTGACATCAAGAAGCTGATTGACTCGAAGTTGCAGAAGGCAAAGACTACGGGCAAGGCTCGTATTGATGCGTTGAAGGGCGCTAAGGCTGCTAAGTCTGTAGAGGGTCTGGATGCAGAGACGGCAAAGATCGTTTCTGAGGTTACTGACTCTCAGCTTAAGCACCACGGTGAAGTTTCACTCAAGACTGCTCTCCTGATTGATAAGTCTGGCTCTATGCAAGACGCAATTGAGTTGGGCAAGCAGTTGGCGGCATCTATCGCACAGGCATGCAAAGAGGTTAATCCTCCGCTGGTATACTTGTTCGACAATATGCCCACGTTGATTGAGTGGAAAGACTCTGATGGCGATATTACTGCCAAGTCAGCTTGGGACAAGAAGTTGGAAATGTTCAAGGCTGGTGGCGGTACGACTCCATCGACTGTGCTTCGTGCGCTCGCCTCCAAAGGTACTGTTGTAGACCAATTCGTATTGGTCACCGATGAGGGTGAATTGCAAGAAGGTGCATTTGCGACTCAACTGAAAGATTACGAAGCCAAGATCGGACAGCAAGTGAATGTTGTTATTGTCCGTATTGGTCGTCATCGCAGTGATCGCATGGAACGATCCTTGAAAGCCAAGCATGTGGAGACTCAGGTCATGCCATGTGACAGCATTGACTCAGTTTCGATCCCGAACCTGATTAACTTGCTGTCTCAAAAGAGCATCTTTGACCTTGTGCTTGACATTTTGGCTTTGGACCTTCCAAGTCGTGCTGAGTGGGATGAGAAGAATTTGAAAAACAAAGAGGCGGTTGCCGCCTGACGAATAACACTCAGCTTTGGTTTCCCGTGGGTCTATATAACGGAGAACAAATATGAGTAATCCAGAGCTTCCTTGTGAAGCTGCTGTACGTAGAGTTTTTGGTAACCAGTGGAGAAGTCTATCTGATCGTGACGGAGCCTGGGGCGTAGCAATTGTACGCAGTGATCTTGATGGCGTCAAGCCTGATTTGATGGAGTTGTCGAATCACCTTGGCGTTGATAAAGACCTGTTGCGCCGGGCTTTCAAGCGGTTGAGTATGAACGGTATTTTTCACCACGACATGCTGTATGATGATCGTGCTGCCCTAGAAGCAAGTGACAGTATACATGCTTGGTGTTATTATGCTGGGTATGCATCGGGTCATGTAGGCAAATGGGGTGGAGAGAAGTATGCTGAAGCGGTCGCATAGACATTTACCGGATAACAATCATGGAAGCAAAGAAGCTTCTTAAACAAATGGTAGAAAAGGAGAGGAACTTCCGTATTCGGGAGTTCCTCGCTCCTTATACTCCAGGCTTGAAGAAGGCCATCGTTAAGTTTGATGGCGTCAACTACCAATTCCGTATCACTGGATTCAGTGGCTCCGGTATTGGAATCTTTCAGCCTATTGACCATTCGTGCGCGAAGTATGTGCGGGATGCCGAGTGGGATGTTGCTCGTGCTTATCTTGACATGCTTCCGCAATTGCATCTGATTCTGACCTATGAGAATGAACAGGGTTGGGTCTCGGTGCCTATGAAAGTCGAAAGTAAACGCAAGCGATTTGCTTTTGAAGGTTCGGTTACTGTTAAGGGTGTGACAGACGCAGAGCGGTTTGATGTAATTACTGCTCGCTTCGATGGTATGAACTTCTGGTTTGATGACTTGTTTGATGGCGCTGACATGATTAAGTCAGAGGCCATGCGGGAGGCGTTCGATCCCAACATCCCCATCAGTCAGATGCGTAAGAAGTTTGATGGCATCAAAGGTCGCACTCCAGAGGACCGAGAGTCTTTTGAGGTGGCGATTGCATCTTGGCAGAAATTTCAGCGGTTGACAACCGAAGACCGTGTGAAGAAAATGCTCGCGCATGGTGGTGGCAAGTTGCAGCGATACGTTGTGCGTGGCTCGAACATTGAAATTAAGTGGAAGTCCAAAGCAGGCAAGCCTTACAACTCTACAGTGAAGAAGGATTCACTGGACGTGGTTTGTGCGGGTATTTGCTTGGACGGTCACGATACGAGCTTCCACTGCAAAGATTTGCCGTTCTTGGTTACTCGGGGTGAAGATGACGACTTGATTTATATCATGAACCCTCGCACTGTCGATTGGAATAACATCGACCTAGAGGAGACTGGTGATGAGTAGGAGTTTTTACCGACTGGATGAAGCAGCAGAGCGACTTGGCATGAGTGAACTTGATGTTAAGATACTCATTCGTGATGGAAGGTTGCGCGAATTCCGTGATGGTGGTCGTATTACTCTCAAGTATAACGAAGTTGAAGCGTTGGTTCCTAAGCGTGGCTTCTCGTATGAGGCAATGAACCAAACAGGTGGAGAGGTTAAGGACGAGATTCGAGCCGCATCAGCAGAAGAAGCTTTAGCGCAAATACGAAATCTTGGGTTATTTCCTACTCGTATTAGGGAAATAAAAGTCAAGGATCGCAAGAAACAGCTAACCGCATCTGGCTCAGTTGCGATCTTTGATACTGATTCTGAGCCTGAATGCGTTGTCAGTCGAGAAAAGCATCGCATCGTAAAGAAGGGGTTGGTTGTTAACAAGGAAGATAAGTCGCTGACTTATTGTTCTGATTGCGATGACGACGGTGGTGCTGGAGTTCTCATTGATATTGCAGTCGATGATAAAGATAAGGTAAACCCTATTAAGATGGTGGTCGTCTGTCACCCTCAATTGAGTTTGCTTTCTCGCATCAAGGATGCTATACTTACTGTACTGCGTTACGATACGGTTTACAATGTCAACGTGAGTGCAGAAACAGTTGTAGCTATCCAAGAGGAGATCAAAGATGCTGGACAAAGTGATTGAAGTTGAACCTCTGATTGATGAGTTTCATAGCTCAGATAATTTCCGCGAGCAGATCGCCGTGTTGTGGCCCGGTGCTTTGCGGGATGGGGTTATGTTGGCCCACAAGACTCTTGGTGCTGTATGTCAGGCAGGGTTAGCTAGCTTTGATGGTGAAAATCCCGGTGAAGGCACTTGGGAGAGTTGGCAGAATGCAGATGCCTATATTGAAGCGGGCGCACTGGGTTTCTATCATACCCATCCCGAGGGATGTGACTGGTTTAGTACGCAGGATTTTAGTTTCATTGAGGGGTTAGCTCAGGCAAATGGACGGAAGTATATCTGGCACTTGATGCAGCCATATGGTAGAAACCATATCCATTGTCTTTGTGCTCACATGATGCCCCGTGGTCATGTGGTTGTATATCAACTGGGCAAAATTGCGGCTGACCCAATGGATACTATCCTGTCGTTGCCGATGCCGCCGAATCGGCAAGAGCATTCGTCCACTATGTCTGTTGTACACTTGGAGTAAGAGCAATGTCTGACCACCTCGCACATGAAGCGGCTTATCGCGGCAATATGAATGTATTGCAGCAGCGGGCATCCAAAAGGTTGGTTGTTATGGGTGCAGGCGCACTCGGTTCGTTCGTGACCGACCTGTTGGCTCGCCAAGGTTACGAAGGGTTGACTGTTGTAGATCGTGATAAGGTAGAACGTGCCAACTTCGGTACGCAGAACTATGGCAAGTCTGATATAGGACGTGCCAAGGCTCTCCAGTGCGCGCAAGGAATTATGAAGCGCATTGGAACCAAGGTGCAGCCAATCGCAAAGGAAATTAAGGCAGAGAACGTGCGTCCGATCATCAAGGACGTTGATCTTGTCATTGACTTGTTTGACAACCCATCCAGTCGCCGGGTTCTTAAGGTTGCTTGCGAGAAGTTGGGTATTCCTTGCGTTCACGCAGGCATGGGTGGCATTGGGTATTTTGAAGTAATTTGGAACGAAAACTATCGCATCCCTGATACGGATGCAGAGGATGGATTGGATGCGCCTTGCGATTACCCACTGGCATCCAATCTGGTTATGCTGTGCGTGGGTGCGATTGCAGAAGTAGTCAACCGTTTTGTTGATGAAGACGAGAAGATTGAAGTTGACTTCTGGCTTAACAAGGTTAAAATGGGAGTGATGTAATGGTATATGCAGACGTTAGAGTTTATGCTCAATGCGAAGAAGACTTAGCAAGTTTTGTTCGGTTGTGTGCAGTTATTCAGGCACAAGGCGATGTTGGTCATTGCGCCCAACTCAAAGTTGCTGTTGATGGTGATGGAAGTGGTAGATACAAATTTCATCTTCACAAGGATGCAATTGATGTAGCCACATTAGAAGAACTTCCTTCAAATAATGCATGGAAAGAAGAAGACACTCTCTGGCTCGGAGAGTAGTCTTTTTATTTTGCCTATCTGATTTTCAATGGCCGCAGTTTTGGTATAATATGTTATGATATATGATGACGTTAAAGACATCCCACGTTCCTCTTGGGACGAAACGTATATGTCGATGGCAGTGGTATACGCACTTAGGTCACCTGACATAGCTACGAAGCATGGTTGTGCTATTGTGGCTGATAACCATCCGATTGCCTTTGGGTACAATGGTTTCCCGAAAGGCAGTAAAGACAACTCTGTTTATCCCACCGAACGTCCTCAAAAGTACATATTTACTCCCCATTCCGAATTGAACGCACTTTTGAACAGGACTCTAAACACTGATGGTGGAACAGTTTATGTTACGGGCAAGCCTTGTTGTGGTTGTATGGTCGCAATGATCCAAGGTGGGATTAAGAAAATTATTTATGGCGAGATTGGCTCGCACTGTATTAACGAAGATGACTGGAATGCAACTTTGTTGATGGCAGAGAATTGCGATATTGACTTAGTATCGTACAGTGATAATAATCCTACGACTATATTCGACAATGCCAAAGCGTACTTAGATTTGAAAGGGTGGCAATGAAAAAAAGGAAAGCAAAACGATTAATAGACAGCAGACATCTCAAGATACTGGCTGTCAAGAAAGATGAACTCAAGGACTCACTTGTTGTCATTGTGTTGGATGAGCAGAAGTATGGTCGTGCTGACAAGATGAACTTGCACCAGATTGCAGAGCAAATACAAAGCATCGAACCTGATGGTATATACTTCCCAGTAACTAAAAACATGAATGTTCATCTCTATGATAAGGCATCCTTCAAGAACAGAGATATCGTGGTGACTATCAACCATGATCCTAATGTTTCAAATGCCCAGATAGAAGATGAAGTTTCCCAGGCGTTTACTGATGCACGCAGTATTAGTTTTGTTCACGGAGACGTATCTGTCGATAGGAGTCCATAAAATGATTAACACAGACAAAGTGAATTTGGATTTGAAAGAAGGCAAAGCCTGCCTTAGAGTGAGCTTTGATATGCTAACTGCTGTTGAGCTTGCCAAAGCATATGCTTATGCATTATATGAGTATGGTGATAGTGTACAAAGCAGAACTGTTCTTGATGCCATTCGAGATAGAGATGAACGCAATGAAACATGTTATGATGAGGATGAAGAAGAATGAAACTTGTAGAACCTAAAACATTTCTAATAGCCTATACTGAACTTGACAATGATGCAGTAGAAGCCTGGTTGAAATCTGTTGGTGGACTCAAAGCGCTAGACCATGTTAGTGGTGATGCTGCTGAACAGTTGGTCGAGTTGGCAGGTCGCAACTGCTACCGCAGTTTTGACGTTGGTATCAACCCCAACATCAGTAAAGTACGCACCGACAGTGAAGCATATCACAAAAATATCCTCAACAGTGCTCATGGCTCTGTCTTAGAGCACGCCACATGCACCTTTGCGTTTGAGAATGTCTCCAGAGTATTCACCCACGAGCTAGTGCGACACCGAGCAGGCATGGCTTTTTCACAAGTCAGTCTTCGATATGTCCGTCTAGACAATCTCACCTTCTGGATACCTGATATTATTGCCGACAACCCAGAGGCTTTGAAAGTCTTTGAGGAAGTGATTGAGAAGTGCGAGTGGGGGCAGAAAGAGCTTGCCCGCATCTATGACATTGAGAACATGAATAACTTCAACCAGAAGAAGCAACTCACTTCAGCTTTCCGTCGCATCGCTCCCATTGGGCTTGCTACAGGTATTGCAACAACCTTCAACCTGCGAGCCTTGCGTTGGGTTATTCAGATGAGAACTTCTGAGCATGCCGAGGTAGAGATCAGGAAAGTTTTCTGTGAAGTCTATAATATTGCCAGAGAGAAATACCCATTCTTGTTCCAAGACTTTGAAACTAGGGACACTGGAGATGGGCTCTTTGAAGCAAAGCCCTCACATGCGAAGGTGTAACAATGGAATGTGGGCCACTAGATAAACTCATTGTTAGAGATTGGATGGCTGATGCTGTCCGGTCAAAAGTGATAGACATTGCCGACTGCATTCTAGACCGTGGTTGTAAGTTTTGGCAAGAAGATGATGAGTCTGCGGAAGAAATTGCAGATTGCCTCATTGAACATGTGGACATTGAAGAATGGACTGACGATGAATTTGAGTATGCTGTTCGGTTGGTGAATTATTTCTGCGCGCTCAAGTTTGCGTACACGAATGGACTGCTCAAAGAAGATGATAATGGACATTTGATGGTGCCTGACCAATGGAAATCAGATTTGCAAATGGATGGATTTGAAGGAGATATTTATGAAATCAGGGATAGTAACAAGGGACAATGAAGTATGGCAGGGGCATCCTGACGTAGCCTATTTTGATGAGCGAGTATACGTTGTTTGGCGTGAATCTGACAGACATTTGACAGATGGTGGCACTTCCATTAAGGTCGTGCATGGCTCCGTGTTTGACCATGACGATGGGACTTCATCCCTTAGTTATTTAACTGAGCCAGCAACAATCGCATCCAGTCCTCACAGACTGAATTGCCCTCGACTCTCAGTGGTTGATGGGGTGTTGTATATGATCTGCGATGAAATTTTGGGTGGCGATGACTTCATAGGCACTGAGGTGCGAGAATCTAGTACCCGTATCTTTATGTGGAAAACAGAAGACGGGCGATCATGGGATGGACCAATCCACACCAATGTCAGGGGTATTGTTCCAGACCGGATTTGTAAATTCAAAGACTCGTATCTATTGGCTGCCCACACTGGTAAAACATCTAAGGAGACAACGTTTGGTTTCTTGCAGATGGAAGCAGATAACAACTTATATTTGACTCAAAACCTCTGGAAAACTGATGATCTTCACAGTGGAAACTGGGTTAAATACAGTTTGGCTGATGATCCAGAATTCAACTTCTGTGAGGCGTCTGTTGTGGCAACTCCAGATAACCAGTTGATCTGTCTGATGCGTGAAAATTCGCAAAAGGGTTTACCTGCATATTGTGCTGCTTCAGAAAACCCATCTCGATGGACCAAGCCCGTGCCAACGAGGTTGTTTGGTTGTCACCGACCTGTATCGGGATTCTTGAAGTCTGGTCGCCTTCTTACTACATACAGAGAGGCATCACACGTTTTTAGTAAACGGTACTGGGCAAGAAATACCTTTGCTCATCTATGTGATTTTGATTCATTCGAGTTAAACAAGGGCATCATATTGCCTTTGGATCATGACAGTAGTGAGCATCCTGATGGCGGGTATACTGGTTGGGTTCAGTTGCCTGATGAAAGAATTGTTGTTGTCAACTACATTACCGATGATGCCCCTTACACATCTAAGGGTGGGCCGCAGCCGTACATCAAATGGTACATCTTAACCGAGTCAGACTTTAGCCAGGAGTAATCATCGAATGAATGCAGAGTCAACTGCTCATAGAGTATCATTGTTGAACAAAAATGATAGACCGTACAATGTGGTCATCTCCCAACAATTTGAGCGAGAGCAAATAGACACTTTGTGTAAGTTGTCTGATATGATGCGAAATATATCGGAGACCAAACAAGGTGTTCAGTTTTTGCGATCACTGCTAAACCACAAACGGGCGATGATCTATTTCACCCAGCCTTCTACTCGTACATTCCTGTCTTTTGCTGCTGCTTGTCAGATAGTCGGAATGCCATACAATGAGGTGCGTAATGCATCTGTATCATCCGAAGCAAAGGGTGAAAGTGAATACGATACAGTCAAGGTCTTGAGTCAGTATTTTGATGCGATCATTATGCGCCACCCGAATGAAGGATTTGCAGAGGACGTGGCTCACTATCTTGACATCCCCATTATCAATGGTGGCTCTGGAAAGGATCAGCACCCCACTCAAGCACTGTTGGATATTTATACCCTGAAGAGAAGTTTGGGTGAATTAAGTAATAAGTGCTATACCTTTGTGGGTGACCTGAAACGAGGCAGAACTGTTAGGTCATTGTCATACCTGCTATGCAAGTATGCTCCATTGCGTATCGCATTTGTTGCTCCTCCAGAATTACAGATGGAAGAAGACATACTCGATTATCTCAGGGACCACGACATAGCATTTGAGTTGCATGATGAACTGACTGATAGTCTTATTTCAAACTCTGATGCCATATACATGACTCGATTACAGGATGAGCATGATAAGGCTGGCGAGTCCAAGTCTGTAGACTACTATAGATATTCGCTAACCCGAGCCCATCAGCCTCAGTTCAAGAAGAACTTGGCTATCTTACATCCATTGCCCCGTCGCCAAGAACTAGATAGAGCACTAGATGAAACCAAGTATGCCAAGTATTTTGATCAGGTTCAGAACGGCATGTGGATGCGGTCTGCACTGCTGACTTATGTCTTTGGTATTGAATCTCAGATCATCAGTTATTACCATGACAAGTACATGAAGTAATTTCAATATTTTGCTTGTAGTTCGGCAGTAGATCGGGTATAATGGAGCAACTGCTGGTGTCAGCAACGATTTGTAAATGATTTTATAGGAGATAAATAATGAACAAGAAAAGTAACAAGAAGAAGACGGCAGGGACGGCGACAGTGAAACCGACAGTGAGACCGAAACAGGCAACGAGACGAATTGTCAACACCAAGCGACATACCACGGGTTACATTGTTGGTGGAGAACGACTCAGTGTAGCTCAAGTACGAAAGTTAGCTAAAAGCGGACGTATCGCTAACGTCCGAGTTGTAGGGAAGCACGTTCAGGCAATCCCCGGCAAGAAACGCCTCAGTGATTTGCCAATCGTCCTTCCAAAGAAGTAAGATGGGGAGACTTAGAGAAGATACTAAATCTATGATGGATGCGAGATATTAAAAATAAGATTAGTTTATGTGTCGGACGCTGTTCTTGCGTGGCCAAACTAATATTGCTTAAAAATTGCTTAATTTAGAACCCTTCTCCATCGAGTTAGAGCCCATTCCAAACGTTTTTGGTCTGGGCTCTTTCCTTTTTACTGGATGGGGCGTATAATGAGTTATGGAGGATTTGTAATGAATACAGTAACAGAAGTGCTTTTAACGGATGAAGGGACAAAATAATATGCTGGAATTGCAGGAAGAAAACACCAAATTGAAGCAAGAAAATATGAGGCTTTCTGAATTCCCAATAGATAGGTCAGAAGAACCAAAAGAATACCGAGGAGGTTACGTATTTCCAGGTGGTGATAAGGCGAGCGGATATGGTTACTGTATTGCCTGCTGGAGCCTGCATAAACGTAGAACACCCCTGTCTCGTGACGGTATTAAATACAAATATTGTGCCGTTTGTGGTAAAAAAGTCCCTTCTGGATAATAAATAACAAGGATTTGGCAATCCTATAGTGCAATAGGAGTCTGAATTGACTTTTACTATAGGGTTACTATAATGATATTAGAGAATGTAGAGGTAGCAAATAACTGTAAGAAAGAAGTTACCCGTGTTTGTGATGAATGCGGAAAGACAGAGACAACTCGACTATCTTGCATATGGCGGGGCAGAAGAAGGAGAAAAGGTGCGATTGATCTTTGTAAGACATGTGCTTACTCATCTAAATATCGTACAACATGTTTTAGTGGCAAGATGTCTGATGCTCCAAGATGGGCAGGAGGCAAGAGCACATCTTCAGGATACGTGAGGATATATACAGGTAATCAGAAACGTGTGTATGAGCATGTTAAAGTGTTTGAGGAATACCACGGACGGAAAGTTGAAGCTGATGAGTGTATTCACCATATAGATATGGTAAAAACAAACAACAGCATAGAAAACCTGTTCCTATGTAAGAACAAAAAAGAACATGCAGAATGTCACATATCGGCTGAAAATTGTGGTTTTTTGTTGTTGGGAAATCTAATTTGGTTTGATAGAGAGGCAATGGCATATAGCACTGATGAGGTTGCATCAGATAAAATCCAAATTGATTTGGATGAGTTTAAGGGTGTGAAATTGCATAAGATTAACACGCCTCGAAATTGCTCCAGACCGCCACGAGTGTATCACACATTTTATCTTGGAAACAAGCGGTACAAGCGACTGCATGTAGCTATTGCTGAAAAAATGATAGGCAGACAGTTGTATAAAAATGAGAATGTCCATCACATTGACGGAAACACCTTGAGCAACTCACCAGATAATTTAGTAGTGATGCAACAACGGTGCCACCAACTGGCGCACAAATCGTTAGAGCATTGTGTGGGTGGATTATTTGCCACAGGCCAAATTGAATTTAACGAAGGGAAATATTTATGTCCAAGAATATCGTGATAATTGAAAGCCCCGGCAAAGTCAAGAAATTCAATCAATGCCTTGGGAAAGGATATTCTGTATTTAGCACATATGGTCACTGCGTTGATCTGCCAGTGAAGAAAATCGGGGTGGCTGTCAAGAAGGATTTCGAGCCTACTTGGGAAGTCAAAGACGATAGCGAGAGTACTGTCAAAACCCTCCAGAAAGCCTGCAAAAACGCTGAGAATGTCTATCTTATGACAGATGAGGATAGAGAGGGTGAAGCCATTGCATGGCATATATATGAAAAGATCAAAGAGGACTGCAAGGGAAAAATCCATAGGGCAAGTACCAACCAAATCACCAAAGCAGGCATAACCAAGGCACTCGAAAATCCTGGCGAACTAGACCAGAAGAAGATCAGCGCCTACTTGGCACGACGCATTCTTGACCGACTGGCAGGATACAAGACATCCTTTCTTACTCAGCAGGCTACGGGTGGTCGATCAGCAGGCAGAGTTCAGAGTGTAGCTCTGAGGATCATCGTTGACAGAGAGGTTGAGATAGTCCACTTTGTTCCAGTTGAATACTGGGTGCTAACCGCCCATCTGATTACCAAGAAGGGTGAAAAATACGCAGCAGTGTTGACTGAGAAGGTCAAAGTTCCCGATGAGAAAACTGCAACTAAGATTTATGATGCTTGTATGAAGGCAACCCCCAAAGTCGCCAGTGTGGAGTCAAAAGAAGTCAATATCAAGCCGTATGCCCCCTTCACTACATTGCCGATGGTATCAACAGTGAGTTCGCTGTTTGGATGGCCTGCCAAGAAGGTGATGAGCGTAGCCCAATCCTTGTATTCAGCAGGACATATTACCTACCACCGTACAGACTCGCCGTTCATGGCACCAGAAGCAATACAAGAGATCAGGGGACACATAGACCATGAATTCGGTCAAAACTATCTGCCCAACAACCCCTATGTTTATTCAGCAAAAGCCGGGGCGCAAGAGGCTCATGAATGTTGTAGACCTACCAGCATTGAGGAGTCCCCTCACGTTACTGGAGATGAGAAGAAACTCTATGACATAATCTGGAAGAGAGCAGTAGCCTCACAGATGGTTCCTGCCAAAGACAGACGCATCAAAGTTATTACCGACATTGCCAAGTATGATTTCGTTACCAGCGGCAAGATTGAGTTGTTTGATGGTTTCCGCAAGGTATGGAACTACAGTAGTTCAGATGACATAGTAATCCCCGACTTGAAGAAGGGTGAAGAGGCAGTATTGAAGGCTCTGGAAAAAGACCAAAAATTTACACAGCCACCGCCACGATATACTGATGCAAGTTTGGCTAAACTGTGTGACAAGAACCAGATCACTCGTCCTGCTACAGTAGCAAGTGTATTCAACACCTTGGAAGCAAGGAAGTATGTAACCAAGAAGAAGAATACCTTCCATCCCACCGAGACCGGCATTGCTGTCGTTGACTTCCTCAAAGAAGCCGATATGTGCTTCGTGGACATTGCTTTCACAGTGAACATGGAGGCACTGCTTGATGAGATACAGGAAGGCAAGAAGACCACCTCGGAAGTTCTGACCGAGTTTTGGGATCGGTTGCAGAAAGACATTGAGAATGGCAAGAAGATTAAAGATGCCAAGCAGAAAACCACTCATAAATGCCCAAAATGTGATGGTTTTCTGATGAAAAAGCACTCCCAGTTCGGAGCCTTCTACTCTTGTGAGAACTGGAAGAAGAAGAAAAAGGACGAGGAAGAGAGTGAAGGCTGCGACTATACTGCCAACGTCGGTGACAATGGCAAGCCTGTGGAGAAGGTTGCCAAGGTTAAGGAGTATGCAGATTTCACATGCAAGGCTTGCAAGAGCAAAATGGTAAAACGCAAGTCGAA